AACCGGGCCGCGGCAGAGAAGACCAACGGACACAAGGAGAACCGCGACACCGCGAGCGCCGCGACCGCGACCGGCCGAACCGCCAAGGAGCACAAGGGAAAGCAGGCACGCGCCGAGGAACCGAAGGCAGAGAAGAACAACCGCGACCGCACCGCGAGCACCACGAGCCAGAAGCAGAGCACCGCGACGACCGCGAGCCAGGGGCAGAGCGCAAGCGCAGAGGCAGAGGCGCAAAAGCCCAAGGGACACAAGGGGAAGCAGGAGAGGCAAGGAGAAAGCAAGGGAGAGAAGGGAAAGCAAGAGAGGCAAGAAAGCAAGAGGAGCAAGAGCACAAAGCGCAAGGGGCACAAGGGAAAGCAAGAGAGGCAAGAAGGCAAGGGAGACAAGGGGAAGCAGGCGCGACCCCGCAGCACAGAGGCAGAGGCCCAAAGCGCAAGGGGCACAAGGGAAAGCGCAGGGGCAGAGAAGGCAAGGGGCACAAGGGAAAGCGCAAGGGCAGAGAAAGCCAAGGGACACAAGGGAAAGCGGGGAGCGCCGAAACCCCAAGGGGCACAAGGGAAAGCGGGAGGCACGGGGGGAGGGCGGCGGACCCGACGCGACAGGGCAGGGGGGCCTATGCCTTACGTCCCTGCCACAGCGAGCACTCCTACCGAAGCAGATAAGACACACAGCACTCCCAAGACCCGTGGTACACTGACCTCGCGCGCGCGCACGGAAGCAGATAAGGGGTTCTCATGACGACCGACTGGATCACTGCCCTAGAGGAGAAGGTCAAGACTGGCCTTGCCTCCCATCAGAAGTACGGATCCACCCTCGAACTTGCCCAGGCGATCGACCCCTCCTACGTCGTGCGCGAGCATCTGCGGCTCATCAGTGACCGGCTGACGCAGGCCGTCCACGACGTCGAGCAGGGCCAGTCCCGCTACCTGATCATCTCACTACCCCCACGGGCCGGGAAGTCCTACACCACATCGATCTACTTCCCTCTGTGGCTGCTCTCCTGCCACCCCGACTGGCCGATCATGCTCCTGTCCCACGACCCCTCCCTCGCGAGCGGCTGGGGTCGCCAGGTCCGCCGACTGGTCGAGGAAGAGGGCGCGCGTCTCGGCCTCCACCTGTCCCCGGACGCCGGAGCCGCAAAGGAGTGGGAGACGACCCAGGGCGGCTCCCTGCTCTCAAGGTCCATCCGTGAGTCGGTCACTGGCCGGGGTGCCAAGGTCATGATCCTGGACGATCTCGTCAAGGACTTCGCCGAGGCGCACTCCCCCACGACGCGCGACTTCACCTGGGACTGGTGGCTCGCCAACTCGCGTACTCGTCTCCACCCACCGTCCCTCGTCGTCGTCATCGGCACCCGGTGGCACGAGGACGACTTCATCGGTCGGCTTCTCTCCCCTGAGTACGAAGGCAACCCGGACCAGTGGGAGGTCATCACGATCCCGGCGCTGGCCGAGGACCCTGACGCGACCGACCCCAACACTAAGCGCCCGTTCGGCGAAGATGCCCTGGGGCGGTTCCCCGGTGAGCCGCTCCTGTCCCCGCTCGTTCCCCATGAGACCGTTCAGGACGCTCTGCTCCGCTGGGAGGACATTCGCTCGGCGGTCGGGGAGTATGCGTGGGCGGGCCTGTTCCAGCAGCGCCCCGCCCCAGCCGCAGGGTCCATCTTCCTCAACGACTGGTGGCAGTTCTACGACCCCCAGAGCATCGACGAGATCGTCTTCGACAGGAAGATCACCAGTTGGGACGCCGCGTTCAAGAGCACCAAGGACTCTGACTGGGTCGTCGGCCAGGTCTGGGGCACGGTCGGCTCGCGCCGCTACCTGCTGCGGCAGGTCCGCAAGCGCATGTCCTTCACGGAGACTCTCGCCATGATGGACGAGGTCATCGCAACCTCCGGCGCGTACGAACACATCGTCGAGGACAAGGCGAACGGCTCGGCGATCATCGACGTCCTCCGCGAGCGCATCCCTGGCATGATCCCCATCAACCCGACCACGAGCAAGGAGGCTCGCGCCCGCGCCGTCACGCCAGAGGTCGAGGCCGGGAACGTCTACCTCCCCGCCAGCGCTCCCTGGCTGGCAGACTTCCTGGGAGAGATGGGGCAGTTCCCGCATGGCGCGCACGACGACCAGGTGGACTGCACCACCCAGGCGCTCACTCGCCTTCGGTCCCTTGGAGTCGTGACGCCCCTGATCCCCCAGGCGACCATCAACCGCTCGACCGCCACGGTCGGACGGCGGCGGGCGTGACGCACCGGGGGAGCCACCAGTCCTTGCGCGTCACCCACGTTTCAGGGTAGGATGCCCTCGTGGCAGGCGAGCGCAGGCGTTGGGGTCGTCGCAAGGCGTCCGCAACCCCAGTTCAGGCATGGGCTTTCAACGGCCCGACGACCGACGCTGCCCTCACGGCGGCAGCCGCCAGCGTCCAGAAGATCAAGCGCGAGACCAAGACCTCGCTCGACGAGTCGTGGCAGCCAGAAGCCTGGCAGTACTACGATCAGGTCGGCGAGTTGCGCTTCGTCAGCAACGCCTTGGCCTCCCGCATGTCGGAGGCGAAGATCGAGGTCTGGCTCGACGGGGAGCAGATCGAGGACGACGAGATCCTCCCGCTCGTCACCCGAGCCTTGGTCCGGCGTCTCGGCCTGAACCTGTACGTCGCGGGTAGCGCCTACTGGGTCGGCATCCCCACCGAGGACAAGAGCGACATCGACTGGCAGGTCTGCTCGACGCAGGAACTCAAGGTAGCCGACAACAGGGTCACCATCGGCCAGAAGGAGTACCGGCTCGACGAGATCTACCTGGACCGCATCTGGGACCCGCACCCCGCGAACTGGCTTGCGGCTGACTCCCCGGTTCGCTCTGCCCTTCCGACGCTTCGAGAACTCGTCGGCCTCACGCAGCACGTCTCGGCCCAGATCGACTCTCGCCTTGCGGGCGCTGGCATCCTGTGGGTGCCGAACTCGATCCTGCAGTCCGGCCAGGCTCCCGCCAGCCAGCCGTCCCCGTCGTACAGCGAGAACCCGATCCTCAACGCGATCATGACCGCGATGCTGACGCCCATCGAGGATCGGGAGTCCGCCAGCGCCGTCGTCCCGCTGCTGCTCGGTGCGCCGGACGACGCGATCGGCAAGATCCGCTACGACACCTTCAGCACTCCCTTCGACAAGGAGACCAAGAGCCTCCGCGACGAGGCAATCCGGCGGCTAGCGCTCTCCCTGGACGCTCCGCCAGAACTCCTGTCCGGCATGGGCGACGCGAACCACTGGACCGGCTGGCTCATCGCCGACGAGGTCATCCAGGCACACGTCGTTCCGCGCCTGTCCCTGATCTGCGAGGGTCTCGGCCACTGGTACAACGCCGTCAAGGAGACTCAGAAGGACGACCGCGCCGGGGACTACGAACTCCGCGCCGACGTCTCGCACCTGACCCAGCGCCCCAACAGGTTCGCCGACGCCAACACGCTCTACGCGGCCGGGGTCCTCTCCGACGAGGCGTACATGGAGGCCGGAGGCTTCAACGCCGAGATGGACAAGCCGGACTCGCAGGAGTCGGCGATCCGGTACGCGATCCAGGTTGCCCTTGGGAACCCTCAACTCGTGGACAACCTGCCCGAACTGTTCGCCGCGTTCCAGGCGCTGCTCGACGGCACCCCGGAGACCGGACCCGTTGTGGCAGAGCCGGTCCCGGCCGTGCCCGACGTCGCAGCCCCGCCGCCCAAGGGCGTCCCTGCCCCCACGGAGCAAGGCGGCAACGCGCGACCCGGTGAGGCACCGATCCGCCGGGCCGTCCCCGCGCCAGAGCAGGGCGGGCCACCGGCCAAGCCGACGGGCGTGGGAGCCGGGGCATGACGAACGACATCCGTGTCCTCGGCGCGGCCTGCGATCTCGCCGTTGTGCGCGCTTTGGAACTCATCGGGAAGCGCGTCGTCCGCGCCGAGCGCGCCAGGTATGGCACCCTCGCCCGCGCCGGGCTCACCTGGCACGAGGCGCACACCGTCTGGGCACCGGACGAGGCCGCGATCGACGCAGCGCTCTCTGGCGCATGGACAGTCCTGCCGCGCCTGGTCAACGAGCACGGCTGCTGCCGCGTGGCCGAGCCAGCCCTCCAGGCGCTACTCGATGAGTACGTTCGGGATCTCGTGACGTCCCGAGCGCCGCATCGCTACGCCGACCTGGAGGGCCGTCTCCGTGTCCTCGCCGACTGAGTTCGAGAGCCAGGTCTCCAAGGCGGTCAAGGGCTACCTCGGTCGCCTGATCGACGAGGTCTGGCAGGCGCTCGCAGACGGCAAGGGCTCCTTCGCCAACCCGGTCTTCTCCCTCGGCACGCTGCTCGGTTGGTACATCGCCGACGTCGCCGACCCCCTGGTCAACGAGATCGAGGCCATGTGGGACAAGGAGTTCCCGGTCAACGAGGCTCGCGCCAGGCACATCGCAGCCGTCCGCGACCGGCTCGCCACGGACATCGAGCCGGAGATCCCCATCGGGGCCTTCGACTCTGTGCGCCTGTCCCAGTCGCTCGCCGCAACGCAGGGCTGGACGCCGCAGCAGATGGCCCGTGACATCGCGGAGCGGCTGTCCTGGGAGCCGAACAAGGACTTCTGGAAGCGGCAGAAGGACGACGCCGAGGCCGAGATCGACGCGATCCTGGACCCGCTCGGCCCGCCTGGCACCCCGGCACGGACGATCGTCCACAAGTCCGACCCGCGCATCAAGGAACTGCAGGCGCTCCGTGCCGAGGCCGTCACCGCGCTTCGTGCCGACGAGAGCGTCTGGAAGGACCGCGCGCAGCGCATCGCGCGCACGGAGTTCACGGCGATGCAGGCGGCCGGTTCCCTGGCTGCCCTTGTGGCCGAGGGCGTTACGCACAAGCGCTGGCTGTCCACCCGTGACGGCCGGACCCGGCACTCGCACGCCGAGGCCAACGGGCAGGTCGTGGACATCCTAGGAGCCTTCGACGTCGGCGGCTTCCTTATGCAGATCCCCGGCGACCCGACCGCACCGCCCGAAGAGACCGTCAACTGCCGCTGCACGATCGTCGGTGCGACCGAGGACGACTACAAGCGCTCCATGCTGACCGCCGGAGCCACGAGCAAGCAGCCCTGGGAGTACCAGGTCCGCGTGCCGAAGGGCAACGGCAAGCGCTCCGGGCGCTGGATCGACATGCCTGGTAAGGTCCTCATGGAGATGTTCAGCGAGGAAGCGCTGTCGTACTACAGCGACGAGGACGAGGACCTGCTGCTGCAGGCGATCCAGCAGGCGATCTACTGGCACCCGGAAACCGTTGGGGCAGAGCGCTTCCTGGAGCGTGCCGACGAGTACCTGGAGCAGGTCGAGCGGGACAGCGACCCCGCGATCGCCGAGGCGCGCAAGTACATCGACGACTTCATCACCGGCATGGACTGGAGCCTCTACAACCCGGCGACAGACATGGAGCAGGACGAGGACATCGGTTACGGCGACGAGGACGACTGGTACGACGACGACCCCGAGCCGAGCCAGGGGTACTCGGGCGACCCCTACGAGGAGTACTTGCGCCTGTTGCAGAACGGCGGAGTGCCGAGCAACAAGGCACTGAGCCAGGCCGTCAGCGGGATGCTGGAAGACGATGAGATTGCTGGAGTCTCGGCAGAGGCCGCGCTCCTGTGGACCTCCGCCTTGCAGGAGGCGCTTGCGGGGACCGGCGTCACGCTTCGCCTGGACCAGTTGGAGAACGACGGTCGTGAACTCCGGCTGTCGTGGTCGCTCACGGACGACGACGGCCACGAGATCGGCACGATGAACCGCTGGGCTACGGAATACGAAGTCCACCATGACTACTTCACGCTGGAGCCGGAGTACCAGGGCAAGGGTATCGCGCAGCGGCTGAACACGGCTGCCGAGGATCTGTACCGTGCCAACGGCATCCAGTACATCACCCTCGACGCGAACATCGACGTCGGTGGCTACGCCTGGGCGAAGCAGGGCTACACGCTCGACGTGGACAAGGGCGGCCGTGACGCCATGAAGGACGTTCTGCGGCGGCTCGCGATGGAGATCACCATGTCCTCCAAGGTCTTTGACCTTGTCGAGGCCTTCTCGACGCACATGGTCTACCACGGTGACTACCCTGCCAATCTCGTGTACTTCATCGAGGAGTTGCGGTCTCTCGGGGTTGAGGTAGACTTCAGCGACGGTGACGAGTTCGACTACGAGTGGCGAGCGCAGGTGCTTCTCCAGGCGTACCTTGACCACTTCGGCGAGAGGGACAGCGAGGACGCGATCTTCCGGCTGCTTGACCTGGCGGCTGATGCCTTTGGCAACAGCGAGATTCAGATGTGGGACATCGCTTCCTTCGGACAGGGTGACCCGAAGTGGGAGCGTACCGTCGAGATCACGCAGTGGGACTCGACCGGGCGGACGATGACCCGCACCCCCAAGGTCACCTGGCCCGGCAAGGAAGCACTGCTCGGAGCCCGCTGGCCGGGACGGAAGGACCTCTGATGATGACGCCGTCGCAGGCTCTCGCTGCAGCCTACGCCGAGTGGCTGACCACGCTGTCGCCAGTCACGCCGGAGATGCCTTACGCCACCAACGATCCCAGCCAGTACGCCGAGGGCTGCGAGGTCGTGTCAGCGACCGACGAGGACCAGCGCCGTCTGTTCGAGATGCAGAAGGCGGCCTTGCTCGACCTGGAGACTGCTCTGGTCGCATCGGCTCTCGGCTGGAAGGACCAGTTGCGTATCCCGCAGGGCAACGGGAAGCGCTCGGGCCGGTGGACGTTCACGCCGTGGGCGCATCTCGACGAACTCATCAGCCTCATCGGGAACCAGCCGGAGATCGTCGTCGCGCAGGACCGGCTGAACGGCTACAACCGGAACAACTTCGATGTGCGCGATGCAGACTTCAACGCTGCCGTCGCGCAAGCCGCCAAGGACCTCGACGGCGTGGCCGGAGCCGAGGACGTCCAGCAGGCGCTCCGTGACTGGGCCGAGACCGACTGGAGCCTGTTCGCCGAGGACTCCGACATCGGACGGTACGACGACACCATCATCACCAAGAAGCGCGGGCGCTGGCAGTGGAACGAGGCGCTGCCGCCGGAGACGCCGGTCAACCCCGCGTACGCCGACTGGACGAGCCAGCGTCTCGTTGACCGCCTTGACGAGATTGCGAACCACCACACGGCTCCCAGCCCGAAGATGCGCCGCGACCGCACCGAGATCATGCAGGAGTTGAACGACCGCAAGGCCGGTGGCGAGACGACGACCAACTGGGACTCGCGCGTCGCAGCCCTCGAACCGTACGCTGAGACAGGACCGAACTACATCCGCTCGGTTGCCGACGAACTGAACACCGCCAAGCGGCTGAAGCGTGATGGGAGGGATGAGGAAGCAGAGCACTTCCTCAAGAACGCTGAGACAGCGCTGCAGCGAGCCAAGCCAACGCCCGCGCCGACGCCAACCCCTGATGCCCCGACGTCGATCGTCGTGATGAAGCACCCCGATGCGGTCAATCCTTCAACGGCCACAAGGAATCCTGACGGTTCAATCACGGTCGTCCTTCCAAACGGGAGGGCAGAGACGATCTCCGGCCGGAAGGGGATGACACACGCGCTCATCCGTCGCAACGGTGGTCCCGGCAAGCCGAACAAGTACACCCCGCCTGCCGGGGGTTACTTCATCAGTCTCGCTGGCAGCGAGGAGAAGGCGCTCAAGGAGGGACAGGTCCAGGTCTACGACCGCACGCACATCGAGGTCGTGCCGATCCTGGACCCGGCGGCATCGACACCAGAGCCGAAGCCGACACCCGACCCCGTCAAGCAGGTTCGTCAGAAGGCGTTGAGCCGCATCGTCCCTGTTGATCGAGCCCTCGCTGACCCCGATCTGACCGACGACCAGCGTGCGGCTCTTGAACTGCTCGCGCAGTCCCCGGACGGGCTGTCGGAGAGCGATCTCAGTGAGCGTCTGCACGGTGGCGACGGCACGCTCGCCAAGTTGGACGCCGTCATGAAGCCGTTGGAGGGCAAGAGTTACGTCGTTCCGCAGCGCTGGGGCGACAGCAAGACCTACCTGGCTCGACCGGCTGAGGGACCCCCGCTCACGTCTCCGCGCCCGCCGGAGATCCCGCTCGCAACCGAGGACGAGGACCGTCTTCGCGAGAAGGATCTGAAGTGGGACAAGGGCTGGCGTCCGACGATGAAGAACCCGCACGACCCCGAGGACATCAACGGGTGGGGCGACGCAGCGTACGACAAGCCGTCTTCGGAGTACATCGCTCTCGCAGAACTGTTCCAGAGCATGCGGAATGGCAACCCGCAGGGTGCGGTTTCGATGGAGACAACGCTCCAGAAGGCTGCCGATCTGGCTCGGGCTGCTGGAGAACCGGGGATCGGCGAACTGCTCGACATCGCCAAGTGGGGCGTGGAGAACGGCGACCCGACCACCGTGCGGACGGCGTTCGAGCAGGTGCTCTGGCAGGGTCGCACGACGCCGGTCGTCGCGACGAAGGCTGACGCCAACTGGATCAGCGGATTCGGCATGGGCGCGACTTCCTATGCAAATCAAGTAAAGATCAAGCGCTTCAATGAGTGGGCGTCGTACCAGGCACAGGGCTTGGAGACCCAGGCCGACCTGCACCGGCTCCTGAAGGACATGGAGGCCAACGTTCCTACGGCCTACCCCAACGACCCGCAGATGGCCCGGCGCTTCAAGAGCATGCAGCAGAAGGACATCGAGGCCGCACTGGTCGCGAGTGAGCCGGACGCCGCGCCGACAGCGGCGATCAGCAGGGCCTACGGCATCGTGGACACGCCCGAGTGGCACGAGGCGATCAACGCCTTGGGAGACAAGATCCTCCCGGACGCCGAGTCGCCCCTCTACGAGCGCTACGGGACCGTCCCCGAGGAGCGCCGGACGCCGCAGGCTGTCATCAAGGACATCGGAAAGTTCTACTCGATCCGTGCCCTCGGCAACAACTGCGTGCTGGCCAGCAACGCCTACGAACTCCGGCGGCGCGGCATCGACGCGGAGCCCAAGCAGGCTGCCAAGGGACGCAACGCAGAGTACTCGCAGCGCCTCTGGTACCGCAACCCCGAGTTCAAGACTGTCGAGGGGCTCAAGGGGTTGCAGAAGAAGAACCGCTCGAAGACGGTCTACAAGCACGTCGCCGACCACTACCCTCCCGGCTCGCGCGGGACGATCCGCTGCGGCTGGAAGGGACGCTCCTTCGGGCACATCTGGAACTGGGAGGTCCACGAGGACGGTGAGGTCGTGTTCTACGACGCGCAGACGGGCAAGATCGTCCCGCCGGACTCGTCCTACTGGTTCGACATGGAGTGGGACGGCGTGAAGACGGCGCGGCTCGACAACCTCCGGCTGTTGGAGGACATCGAGGTTCTGATCGAGCCCTCGGTGAAGGAGATGTCGGCCGAGGAGCGCGTGCTGGCCGAGAAGTACGCGGAACTCCGAGAGCGCATGGGCGTCTTGGCAAGGTCCGGTCAGTACAACAGCGAGTACGAGGCGCTGGCTGCCCAGGCCGACGAGATCCGCAAGCGGCTCAAGACGATCGCGGACTCGTACGAGATCCTGCACCCCGAGGTCAACACGCTCGCCGCGCTGAAGGGAGGCAAGAAGTGATCGACTACATGGAGGCCCGGAAGCGGGCTGAGGAGTTCTACGGCGGCCCCGTCACCGACGACCCGATCGTCAACCCTGGCCAGAAGATCTGGCTGTTCATCCCGGTCGCCGAGGCATCCGCAGACGGCGAGAGCCTGATCGCCGTCTCCGAGGACTCCGTGTGGCAGATCGGTTCCTCGCCGGACGCGCTCGAACTGATCGGCGCTGAGATGCCGCTCGACCCCGAGACCGAGGACGAAATCGCCGGTCTCGTTGCTAGCCTTTCTGAGACCGAGGGGGTAGGATGACCTCCGTGGACGCAACCTGGTGGGGGCCGATCGGCCTCGAAGGTCAGAAGACCGGCGACGGTCGTACGATCGAACTGAACGCGCTCACCTGGGGCGAGTTCCCGCTCCCGCTGCGGTGGGCTCCCGAGGACTACGGTGCCCACGACGGGGCCAAGGTGGTCGGTCGCATCCTCGGCATCAGCCGGGACAAGGACGGTCGGCTCATCGGCTTCGGCGACTTCGACATGGACAGCGAGCACGGTCGCGAGGCTCAGCGCCACGTCACGAAGGGCCTGACGCCCGGAGTCTCGATGGACCTCGACGACATCCTGCTCACCGAGAGCGAGGACGGCCAGGACCTCACCATCACCCAGGGCCGCGTCCGAGGCGCGACTCTCGTTGCGATCCCTGCGTTCGCGGACGCCCGGCTGTCCAGCATCGACGTCTCGACGCTGGCCGACGAGCCGACCGACCCCACCCAGGAGACGCCGGAAGCCGATGTGGCTGAGGCAGTCTCACTGGCCGTCGCCGACAGCGCGGAGACGGCGACCTTCAACTGGGTCGAGGACGCGGGCGGTCTCCCCAAGTACGTCAAGCGGATCGCCACGCACCTGAAGGCGAAGGGCATGGACGAGAGCCACGCGATCGCCGTGGCTGTCAACGTGGTCAAGAAGATGTGCGCCTCCGGCGACGTCAACTTCCCCGGTGCCCAGCAGGTCAACGCCAAGAGCCGCGCCGAGGCGTGCGCCGCCGTGGCCGAGTGGGAGGCGAAGAAGGCCAAGGCGAAGGTGAGCGGCGCGGACACCGAGCCGTTCAGCCTCACGGCTGCTGCGTACCCGCGCTCGTTCTTCGACAACCCCGGCCTGTCCGCGCCAACGCCGCTGACGGTGGACGACGACGGGCACGTCTACGGCCACATCGCCCTGTGGGGCACCTGCCACATCGGCTTCAAGGGCTGCACGCAGCCCCCCAACAGCCCCAGCAACTACGCGTACTTCAACACGCACGAGGTCACAACCGACGACGGCCGCCGCGTCGCCGTCGGTCGCCTCACGATGAACACTCTCCATGCAGGACAGCGCCTTTCGGCGAACGACACCGTGTACCACTACGAGCACACGGGCGCTGTTGGCGCGTACGTCCGCGCTGGCGAGGACCAGCACGGCATCTGGGTTTCCGGTGTGGCGCATCCGAAGGCGGACATCGACGCCCTCCGGGCCGCCCCGGTCTCTGGCGACTGGCGGCGCATCGGCTCCGGCCTCGAACTCGTCGGGCTGCTCTCTGTCAACGTGCCGGGCTTCCCGGTGCCTCGTCCGCAAGCCCTTGTGGCGTCTGGAGAAGTCATGAGCCTGGTCGCAGGTGGGATGAACACGACGGAGCGTCGCACGACGCTCGCGATCGAGCGCGTCAAGGCGATGGTCTTCGGCTACAACAAGGACCAGTGGCGCGTCCCGAAGGGCAACGGGGAGATCAGCGGTCGCTGGGTGGACATGCCCGACGTCAGCCTGACGGCGCTGATGGACACGCTGATGGACCTCGCCGACCGTGGCGTGATCGGCGAGGACCGCGCGCCCGACATCGGCGAGGCGATGGACAAGGCGCAGGAGGCCAGCAGCCGCATCACCGCTGCGATCGAGGCGGCTGACGGTGACGGCGCGCGAGCGGCTGCCGAGGAGGCCAGCGAGCACCTGAGTCTCGTTGAGGCGCAACTGCAGGACCTCGCCGACAACGGCGACGGCCTGAGCGAGGACGAGATGACGAACCTGGGTGAGCGGCTCACCGAGGCTCGCGACTCCGTGGATCTCGTCAAGGACAGCGACCTCTCGCTCCTGGGCGACGAGGGCATCGGCGGCGACGACCCGACCGGCGACATCGGTGCCGACGAGCCCGAGATCGGCGACGTGGACACCCCGGCACCCGGCGACGACGACTCCGGCAAGGAGGCGATCTGGAAGGGCTTCGAGGACTCGTACCTCCAGAACGCTGACCCCGAGGAGGACGTCAACCCCGACACCCTGCGGGAGCAGTACGACGCCGACATCGCGGCGGGCAGTACGCCCGAGGAAGCGATCGCCAACGTCGCAAAGACCGTGCAGGACAACAGGAACCCCGGAACGCCGGATGCCCGAGAGGCGGCTCGGGAGGCGATCTCTCAGGACTCCGAGGGTCCGATCGACATCGAGAACGTCTCGGGCGACATCATCGACTTCGCCAAGGACGCCGACCTCTCCCCAGCACAGGTTCTCGATGAGGCCCTTGACCTCTGGATCGGCGGCGAGTCGTCCGGCTGGAAGGACCTGGACCGCGTCTTCGACATGGCGGAGGCCAACGAGTTGTCTCCCCAGGAGTTGAAGGACGCCTTGGGCCTCAGCGACTCTCCGGCGACCCCCGACGTCCCGGATGCCGACGTCCCCGACGTGCCCAAGGGCTCCATCGACTTCGAGGGTGTCAACCCGGACGGCACCATCCCCGAGAGCGACAACGAGAACGACTGGCCGGAGGCGGAAGTCCTTCACACCCTTCCTGTCGGCTCCGTGGTCTCCGACGACTCCGGCTACGAGTTCACCAAGACCGCCTTGGGGGAGTGGGAGGTCTCGAAGGAGGGACCGTCTGCGGCTGAAGACGATCTCCCTCTTGGCACCCCGATCACGGAGCAGGACGTCCTGGCGGGTGGCGACTCGGTGCTGGCTGTCAAGAGCGTTGGCCCCGATCAGCGCTCGGCCGACGCGCCCAACTCCGATGCGCCAGAAGCACCTTCGAACGGCGACATCCTTCCGCTGGGGCATGGCGAGCCCGCCCCGGACGACGACGGGCCGAAGGGGGGAGAGCGGCCTGCAACTCCGCAGGAGAAGGAGGCTGCTGCCAGCGCGTCCAAGGCCGTGAAGGCGCTGGATCGCTTGGTGGACAAGATCGACATGAGCCGGGACGAGCGCTTCACGCTCTACCGCATCATCGGTGCCGTGGGCGGCCTGGCGGACGGTCTCAAGTACGACTTCCCGGTCGAGCGTGACACCGAGATGATCCAGGAAGCGTGGGCAGCCATGCAGAGTGTGGACATCCAGGACCCCAAGGTACAGAAGGCGTTTGACAAGGTCATGGACGAGGCCAGGAACATGCTGTCGTTGTACGACATCGAACTGGCCGACCCGCGCGCTCTCACCGAGCCGCCCTTCCACGGCGAGATCGTCATCACGCTCTGACGCACCGACGCAGATCCTTGCGTTTCCAACAACTTCATGATACGATCGCAGTGAACGCCGCTGGCGCATGGGCCGGGCAGACCACTTCCAAGGAGGAAGTCTGATGTCCGGCAAGAAGAATCAGATCGTGATCCCCGAGGACCTGGCGACGCTCAGCGACCAGGACCTCACCGCGCTGCACGACCAGGCCGTCGAGGTCTTCAAGACCCTCATCCCTTCCGAGGGCGAGGCTCCGACCGACGAGGGCCTGCAGGCGCTCAACGTCCTCGCCGAGGGCATCGAGGCGCTGAAGGCCGAGGTCTCCACCCGCGAGGCCGCTGCCCTGGCGCGCAAGGAGTCCGTGGCGGCCCTGGCGCAGCGCGTCATGCCGACCCCGGCCGACACCGGCGAGGCCGAGGCCGAGCCGGACCCCGAGGACCCCGAGGAGGACAAGGAGAAGGAGGACGACGCGGCCGAGGCCGTCGTCGCTGCCGCCTCCCGTCCCGTCCGGCGTCGTCGCCGCCCCCCGATCAACATCGACGTCGCCAGCCTGGCGAAGAAGGACGTGACCCCCGTGTCCGAGACCCAGGAGCCCAAGGCTCCCAAGACCATCGGCTTCGCGGCGCAGGGAGCCACCGGCTTCGACGTCGGCAAGCCGCTCACCACGCTCGACATGGCCAAGGCGATCAACAGCCGTCTCGCGGGCTTCAACCCGGCGGCCTACTCGCTCGCGGCTCAGCGCGGCGTCCGGCAGTCGGAGCGCTTCGCGATCGCGCGCCTGGTCCGCGAGTTCCCCGAGGACATGATCGTCCAGTCCGAGGACCCGCGCACCGCGATCGACGCGGCGATCGACCAGAGCCGTCTCCAGGGCCAGTCTCTCGTCGCCTCCGGCGGCTGGTGCAGCCCGTCCGAGACGCTCTACGACCTGATCGACATCTCCGAGGCCGCGAACCTGCTCTCGCTGCCGGAGATCCAGGTCAACCGTGGCGGCGTCCGTCACGCGCTCGGGCCGGACTACGCGTCCATCTTCACCGACACCGGCTTCTGCTACACCGAGGCCGAGGACATCGCGGGCGACTACGACGGCGAGGGTGCGGGCTCGAAGCCCTGCTTCCACGTCGAGTGCTTCGACTTCACCGACGTCCGGCTCGGCTACTGCGGCGTGTGCGTCACGGCGGGCATGCTGCAGCAGCGCGGCTACCCCGAGGCGATCGAGGTCACCATCGGCGCGGTTCTCAACGCGCACATGCACCGCGTGTCGGCGTTGGTCATCAACGACGTCGTCGCCGGTTCGACCGCGATCACCTGGGGAGGCACCCCGCAGGCCGGTGCGACCGCGCCGCTCCTGACCGCGATCGACATGCAGGCCATGCACCTGCGGGCGTCGAACCGCATGCGGGACGACGCGGTCCTGGAGGTCGTGCTCCCGACGTGGAGCAAGGCCGTCATCCGCGCCGACCTCGCGCGCCGTCTCGGCGTGGACCTGCTGTCGGTCTCCGACGCTCGCATCGCGGGCTTCTTCGCCGACCGCAACGTCAACGTCCAGTACGTCGTGGACTGGCAGGACATCGCGGCCACGGCCAAGGCGTCGTTCGTCGCCCCGCCGACCTCGGTCAAGTTCCTGCTGTACCCGGCGGGCACCTGGGTCAAGGGCGTCACGGACTCGATCACGCTGGAGAACATCTACGACTCCACGCTGCTTGGGACCAACGACTACACCGCGCTGTTCACCGAGGACCCGTACCTCGTCCTCAAGCGCATCGCCGACTCGCGCGTCGTGACCGTCGCCGTCGAGGCGACCGGCAACACGCACATCGGTTCGGAGATCGCGGCGAACGGCACCTACACCCCCGCCGCCTGACCCACACCGGCTGGGGTGGCGGCTGACTCAGTCGCCACCCCAGCCCGAACCGGAAGGTAGACATGGCAACCTACGCACCGCCTCAGGCGGTTGACGGCCCGCCGAGGGAGGCACTGCCCTTCGGGCTGTTCTCGACCTTCTCCTTCCGGCCGCCCACGGTCATGGAGCGGTGGGAGAACGGCGTTGAGTGGGAAGCGATCTCGTGCGACCCCGCCTACGTCCTGGAGCCCGACTGCGAGGACCCGCCCAGCAACTCATACACCACATGCCTTCGCGGCGAGGCGGCAGGCTTCCTCGTCGTCTCCGGCCAGCGCTCCGGCCTCCCCGGCGGCCGGGCCGACCTGCGCACCGAGGAGCAGGCAGTCGCCCGTCTCCTTGCAACCGAGGAAGTCTCGGTCGAGGGCCAGATCTGGAGCGCGCTGGTCGCCACGCCGGTCCCCGACATCGACGACCTCACGGCCACGGATCTCCATGACGCTCTTGCCCAAGCGGAGCAGTACATGGCTGACACCTACGGCTCGCGTGGGACGATCCACATGAGCCGTAGGGCTGCATCGCTTCTCGGCGGTGACAAGGTGACTCCGTCCGGCTCGCGGCTGCTCACTCTGCTCGGGACGCCGGTCGCGGCCGGTGGAGGGTACGGCTCGGACGATCCGTTGAAGATCATGGTGTCTCCGCCGGTCTTCGGCTACCGGGGCGCGGTGCAGACCGTGAACCTCATCGACCCCAAGACCAACGACGCCTACTCCCTCGCGCAGCGGGCGTACACGATCGGCTGGGACCCCTGTCCCATCGCCTCCATCACCATCGACACACCGTAAGGGAAAGGATCCAGCAATGGCAACGACCTGCTTCAAGCCGGTCTTCGGCAAGCGTGTCCGGCTGACCAGGCTCGACGCCTGCGGCGTGCCGGTGGCGGTCGGCGACACCACCGAGTGCATCGAGGTCGTCAGCGACGGCTTCATCACTCTCACGCTGTCCTCGGAGACCGAGGAGGGCACCGAGATCACGCAGAAGAACGCGTCCGGCGCAGTCTGCATCTCGCAGAAGGCCCCCGACTCGTTCAAGCGGTTCACGCTGGAGATGGAGTTCTGCGGGGTGGACCCGTACCTCCTGTCCTTCATGACCAACATGGACCCCTACCTGGACGGCACCGACGTCATCGGCGCGGTCGCCTACGAGGGCGTCGTGGACGACAAGTTCGCGCTCGAACTCTGGACCGGCCTGGCCGGGCAGGCGTGCGAGGCCGGTGCCGAGGAGGCCAGCGGCTACCTCCTGCTGCCCTTCGTCAACGCGGGCGTCCTGGGGGACATCGAGGTCACCGGGGAGGACGCGGTGACGTTCTCGGTCCAGGGTGCCTACACGGTGTCCGGCCACGCCTGGGGCGTCGGCCCGTACGACGTGGTCCTGGACGAGACCGATGCTCCGGCTCCGCTCCCGACTCCGCTGGAGCCGGACCAGCCGCTGCTCATCATCGAGACCGGCATGGCCCCGCCCCCGGCCGCGTGCGGCTGCTCGACGATGGGCTCGATGGGCTGACGAACGTTCCCTTCGGAGCGAAGCGGATCGGAAGGACAGCGGTCCCAGGTCTGGGACCTGGGACCGCTGTTCTGATCAGAGGGAAGGGAAGACATGGACTGCGACTGGCCGGTCTCGTACGCGGCTTGCGACGAGGAGTCGCTGCCGGACGACATGACCACCTTCGAGGACATGGCGATCGAGTTCCTCTGGCGCTGGACCGGCAAGCAGTTCGGCGAGTGCCCTGTCACCTTCCGGCCGTGCCGCCAGGACTGCCTCGGCGGCACGAAGATCGACGTGCCCTTTGGCGGCGGCCGGTGGATCATCGGCACGGTCGCATGCGGCACCTGCCGTGACGCCTGCGGCTGCACGACCGGCTCGATCCTCCGGCTCGACAAGCGTGCGACCTCCATCACGGAGATCGAGATCGACGGAGAGATCCTGGACCCGGACGCCTACCGGCTGGACGACGGCTGGCTCCTGGTGCGGCAGGACGGTGGCCAGTGGCCCTACTGCCAGGACCTCGGACTCCCGGCCGGAGAGCCCGGAACGTGGTCTGTCACAGCCACTTACGGCTCCCCCGTGCCGATCGGCGGCCAGGTCGCGGCGGGCAAGTTGGCCCTCGAACTCCAGAAGGCCGCATGCGGCGCATCGGGTTGCGAACTGCCGAAGCGCTGGACCAACATCGCTCGCCAGGGCGTCACGATCTCGGCTGCCCTGGACACCTACGACGACATCGAGAAGGGTCGCACCGGAATCTGGATCGTGGACTCTTGGGTCACGTCAGTCACCAAGGCGGACATCGGCTTCTCGGTCGCGAGCCCTGACCTCCGGCCGGTGGGGCGTACGACGTGGACGTGATCAAGGCCGCCCTGCAGGCCGTTCTCGATGCGGCAGAAGCACGACTCGACGAGTGCTCAGAGCCGGTCGGGCAGACCGGCATCCTGCCGGGTGCCTCGATTGCCTGGGACAACTGCTGCGACGGCCAACTGTGGGTGCGCGTCATCGACATCACGCCGATCGCGACCACCAACGCGGCCGGTGTGCCCTGCGTCACGTACCTGAAGATCCAAGCGGCTCTTGGCCTTGTGCGCTGCTGGGCGATCGTGGACGACGACGGTGTCCCGCCGAGCGCGGCTGAGATGGAGGCTGATGCGACCAGCATGCTCGTTGACGCTGATGCACTCATGGCCGCGCTGCAGGACGTCGGTGCCACGGTCTCGCGCGGTGTACCCCTTGGGCCGCAGGGCAACTGTGGCGGTTGGGAGTGGACCTTCACCTTCCTGAAGACGCCGTGCGTCGGCTGCGAGTCACCGGGCGGGCCGTCGTGAGGGTTCGCATCAACGACACGGAACTTCGGGCGATGTTCCTGCCGACCGGCGAGATCGGCCGGGCCGCCGAGCGCGCTGCTGGCCGGATCCGCGACCGGGCCAAGGAGAACGCGCCGGTCAACACGGGTGCGCTGCGCGGCTCGATCACGGCGACTCTGGCCGTCCAGGGCAAGGACTCGATCGTCTACAAGATCGGCTCGCCGCTGGCCTACGCGATCTACCAGGAGAGCGGCGTCGGCCCGATCTTCGCGCGCCGGGCTCCCATGCTGCACTTCAAGTCTCGGTCGGGTCGCTGGGTCAAGGTGTTCTCGACCTCGGGCGTCCCGGCGGTTCACTACCTCGAACGCGCGATCGACTCGGTCACGGAAGCAGACTTTCTGTGACGCTGCATGGTAGGATGACGGCAATCGGAAGGGAGCAGTGCGGTGGGATGCAACTGCGGTAAGGGAAGGGCGGCGCGGATCGCCGCTGCAGCACAGGAGAAGTTGGCCACTCAGACGGCCAACGCCCAGCCGACTCCGGCAGACATGGGCAACGACTCGACCACTACCAAGGAGACCTCATGACCGACCTCACGTTCAAGGTGGCCAAGCGCCGCCAGGAGCCGATCACCTTCGAGATCGAGGGTGACGACCACGTCTACGCCTTTACCGCGCCGAAGCAGGCCGCGATGGTGCTGCCGATGATGGAGCAGGCGGAGAACGGCCTCATGGCCACCAGGGCTGCCTTCGAGTGGCTCGACAAGGGCCTCTCGACGGAGGACCAGGACCGCATCACCAACCGGCTGAAGGACCCGGACGACGACTTCGACGTGGACTCCCTGGAGGAGATCGTCGTCGGTCTGGTCGAGGCCGTGGGAGCACGCCCTACTACGTAGCGATGCGCCTCATCGGCATCGCAGAAACCAACTGGGACAGGCTGGACGGAGACATGGCGGCGAAGGGAGTGGACCCGATGGAACTGCCGTTCGATCGGTTCCTGAACCTGATCTACGCCTTCGCCGTCTCGTCGTTCAGCGACGAGAAGGACCTCAACCGCTTCGAGGCGCGGCTGAACCTTCCCATCCCTGGCATCAGGAGCAAGATCGCTGAGACCGCGTCGCCGTGGGCTCCTGAGCGCGAGACGGCCGCCCTCGGCGGTCTCGCGGCTGCTCTGCGAGGGGGTGCCTGATGAGCATCGCCGACGCGTACGTCGATCTCCATGTCGATGGGGACGGCTTCGCCGCTGAGGTCCGTCGCACGGTCAAGTCTACCAACGTAGACAACGACTCTTCGACCCTCGGCGACCGCATCGGCGAGCGTATCGGCTCGCGGCTGCTGGCCTCCATGCGGAAGCAGTTCAAGGGCTTTCCCAACGCGCTCAACGACTTGTTCCTCGACGTCGGTGACATCGTGGGCAAGATCCCCTCGAAGATCGTGCTCATCGGCGGGGCGATCGTGGCGGTCATCCCGCTCATCACGTCCCTGCTCTCGGCGCTGACGGGAGCGGCGACAGCACTCGTTGGGGCTCTTGCCCAGGCGACTGCTGCTGCCCTCCCGTTGGCGGCGGGCCTCGGCGCGATCATCCAGGCGGCCGTGGTCGGCAAGATCGCCTTCGCCAACTTCGGCAAGGCCGTTGGCGGGGATGAGAAGGCGCTGAAGGCGCTGTCGCCGGTCGCCCGTGAGGCTGCCAAAGCGGCTCAGGGGCTTTCGAAGGAGTGGGGCGGCGTCCAGAAGGCGATCCAGAACAACGTCTTCGCCGGACTGGCTGGGCCGATCAAGAGTCTCGGCGAGACGCTGTTTCCCGTCTTGCAGAAGGGGCTTTCGGGGACTGGGACGCAGATCAACCTGCTGCTGAAGGACCTCGCGGGGTTCGCGACGAGCACCGGCTTCGTCACCAAGTTCGGCCAGATCTTGAAGGGTAACAACGCGATCTTCGGCCAGTTGCGGAAGGCCGCCGTGCCGATCCTTGACGGCCTGCTGACGCTGTTCCGTGGCCTGCAGCCGTCCGCGCTCGGGCTCGCGAAGTCCATCGGCGGCATCGCCCAGCGGTTCCAGGGGTGGGCCGTGGGCATCACGACGTCGGGACGGCTCAACGCGATCGTGGAGCGCGGGCTCGCGATCTTCAAGGACCTGTGGGCGCTTGCCAGGAACCTCGGCGGTGTCCTGGCCAACGTCTTCGGAGCCGCAGCCGGTCCTGGCGCTGGCCTGCTGAAGACCCTGGCCGACTCGGCCGGTGCGCTGAAGACCTTGACCTCCAAGGCGAGCGTCAAGAACGGCATCGCCCAGTGGGCCACGGACTCCATCAACGCCTTGAAGTCTGTGGGCGAGTTCTTCGGCAAGGTCCTCGGCCCGCTCGGTGGCGTCGTCGGGAAGTTGTTCGACCCCAACACTCTCACGACCTACATGAAGGTCTTCGGGCAGATCTTCGACGCGATCATGCCCATCGTCGGCGTTATCCGCGACGTCCTCGGGCCAGTGATCGAGATGATCGGCCAGGCATTCGCCGACCTCGGGCCGAAGATCCAGCCGCTGTTCGTGGCGCTCGCTCCGCTGCTGAAGGGCATCGGAGCCGTCATCGGCAACATCGTCAAGCAGGTCTTCGAGTTTGTGGGGATCATCGCTCAGGTGATCACGCCGGTCATCGGGTTCATCAGCAACCTGATCGGCCCGGTCATCGAGCGCTTCGCACCCATCATCGCGACCATCATCCTGGCCTTCACCAACTGGGGTAGCGCGCTCGTCCGGCTGATCCCGATCGTCGGAAAGTTCATCTCTCCCATCGTATCCTTCGCGCAGTGGCTCATCCAGAGGCTGGGACCCGTCCTCGGTTTCATCGGCGGACTCGTCGGAAGGGTCTTCAGCCTCATCGGGAGGGTGATCGGGACCTACATGCGGGCCGTGTCCACGGTCGTCTCGAAGGTCTGGGGCGCAGTCAAGTCGGCGTTCTCGACGGCCGTGAACTTCATCTGGGGCTTGATCAAGGGCTACGTCAGCCTGTGGCTCGGCGTCTTCCGCAAGATCGGCGAGATCGCAGGCATCGTCGGACGCGCGTTCTCGGCAGTCTTCAACGCGGTCAAGACGAAGGGCGCGGAGATCCTGACGAACATCAAGACGTTCGTCGGCAACATGATCAAGCCGTTCAGCGAGGCGGTCGGCAAGATGCTGACCATCGGCCGCAACATCGTGACCGGCATCTGGAACGGTATCTCCGGCGCGGCCGGGTGGCTAAAGGACAAGATCACCCAGTGGGTCAAGGACACGCTGCCCGGCCCGGTCGCCAAGTTGCTGGGGATCTCCAGCCCTTCCAAGGTCTTTGCAGAGATCGGCAAGTGGGTCGTCCTCGGTCTCGGCGAGGGCGTCGAGAAGAACCTGGGTGGACTCAAGAAGGCCGCCAACAAGTTGGTGGCCACCCTGGAGAAGTGGAAGGAGCGCCTGCGGACTCTGCGCGAGGACTCGAAGGCGTACGCGGCAGGCGTCGCGGACTCCTTCCGGCGCATCGGAGACGTAGCGTCGTTCTCCTTCACCAACGACAAGGGTGAGACGATCGCGCCGACCTTCGCGCTCATCAAGGACGAGTTGACGGCCGCCGTCACGCGGGCCGAGACGTTCCAGAAGACCATGAAGCGGTTGCAGAACCTCGGCCTCAACAAGACGACCTTGGACCAGTTGTACCAGGCCGGGCCGGAGGCGCTGGAGAACGCTGTTGCCCTTGCGTCTGCTGGGAAGGACGGCGTCCAGGAGGTCAACAAGTTGCAGGCTGCACTGAACGCCTCCGGCAAGAAGGCGGGCGACCAGGCGGCACAGAAGTTCTACGGCGCGGGCATCGCGGCGGCCGAGGGCATGATCAAGGGTCTCCAGAAGTTGAAGCCGCAGATGGTGAAGGTGGCCGAGGGTCTCGGCGACGCCGTCGCCAAGGCGGTCAAGAAGGCTCTGGGGATCAAGAGCCCCAGCAAGGTCATGGAGGCGGCGGGCATCAACACGGTGCGCGGCTTCCAGAAGGGTGTCGAGGGCAACGCGGCGCTGGCCACGAACGCTATGGCGGGCATCGTGCTTCCGCCTAAGACCGCCGGAACTGCTACCGGCGCATCGGGTTACGGCGACATCTACGTCACCTTCGACGTGGACGACCTCGACAAGATCAACAAGGTCAAGGACTTCCTCGACATGGTGGACGGTGCTCGCGTGAGGCAACGGCAGACGTACCGCTCGGGACAGGTGGCGGTGTAGCACATGGCGATCCAGTGGGGTGCGTGGGAGTACAGCGGTGGCAACGGCATGCGCGTCGGCATCGAGGTCCTGACCTCGGCCGTCACCACGTCGTCTCCCTCGGTCACCTTCACCTTCAAGGTCTACACGCAGAACCAGTACTCCTACTCGGACAGCCAGACGCTGAACTACGGCGGCTCGTGCGGCTCGGGCTCGGACGGCTTCACCAACAGCAGCGGCTCGTCGGCGGTCTTGCGCGCGACCGAGACGTGTACCTACAACTATACGACGTACGGATCCTCTCCAGGCACAAGGACTTTCAGCGCGACGATCTCCGGCGCGTACAACGGCGTCACGCCGACCAAGAGCGTCACGGTCACCATCCCGGCTCGGCCGTACGCGGCACCCCTCGCACCGAGCGGCGTTTCTGCATCGCGCACATCGGATACTACCGCCACGGTGACGTGGACCAACAACACCACGGCTCAGAAGCCCTACACGTCCAAGACGTTGCAGATGCGGACCTACACGGGTTCGACGTGGAGCGCGTGGACGACGATCGCGACTCCTTCCGCCGCATCGACGTCGCAGGCCGTGACGGGTCTCTCGGCAAACCGCAAGTACCAGTTCCAGATCCGTTCCAACAACTCCATCGGATCCTCGTCCTACGTGGCGTCCGGCGAGGTCAAGATGACCCCTGCCGCGCCGTCCGCCGTGACGGCCGCCCGGTCGGGTGCAAACATCGCGGTCAACTGGACGAACGCGGCGTACACGGATGCAGGCATCACATGGACGATCGAGCGGTCGGTCGCGGGCGGGGCGTACGCCGCGCTGGCCTCCGGCATCGCCCAGGGCACCCTGACGTACACCGACGCCTCTCCTGGCGTCGGCACGAATCAGTACAGGGTCAAGGCTGTTCAGGCGACCGGCTCCCTGTCGTCGGCGTGGACGACCTCGAACGTCGTCTCGACGGTGGTCGCGCCGCTCGCTCCCTCGGGACTGATCCCCAACGGCCTCGCGGCAGACTTCCTCAACGACCTCAACGCAGTGATCTGGACGCACAACCCCGGCGGGGACGGCGCGGCTCAGACGGCCTATCAGGTCCAGTTCTCCAATAACGGCGGGGCGACGTGGACGGCGCTGGACACCGGCACCGTCACGGCCGGAGCGCCTGGCAACACGGGCTTCCACAACATCGCGCCGGGGACGCTGGCCAACGGCGTGACCTACCAGTGGCGCGTTCGGACGCAGGGTGTTGCCTCTGCTGGCTGGGGACCCTACTCGGCCGCCGCCACGGTTATCGGGTCGGCCCGCCCGACCGCGACCATCGATGCGCCGACCGCGATGACGTCGGTTCTCCCTCTCTCCCTTGCCTGGTCGTACAACCAGGACGAGAGCAGCCCGCAGGCGGCCTGGGAGGCTGAACTCGTCGATGGGGACGGCGCGGTCGTCGAGACCACTTCCGGCACAACGGAAAGCACCGCCGTCTTCGCCTGGCCGGTCGTAGAGGGAGAGACGTACACGCTCCGCCTGCGCGTGCAGTCCGCCGCAGGGCTTTGGAGCGCATGGGAAAGCGTCGATACAGAGGTCGATCTGCTGCCTCCGGCTCCTTCGGATCTCGATGCAGAGTACGACGTCTGCTCCGGTTCGGTCCTGCTCACGGTCACGCCAGAGGATCCGACGCCGGGCGTCAACGTCTCCGTGGATCACGTCTACGTCGAGCGCAAGATCGGCGACGGGCCGTGGATGATGATCGCCGAGAACCTGCCGGTCCCCATCTCCTTCATCGACACCATCCCATCGACGACGAAGCCGAACGAGTACCGCGTCACGTCCGTGAGCGACCTGCCGTCGTACTACGTCAACCCGGTCGTCGTGGTGCAGAACACGGAGGGCCATCCGGGAGATCCCCTTTGGTCGTTCCTGTCCTACGGCGACGGCTTCACCAAGACGCTGCGGCTGCGTGGCTCGCTCGCCACGTCGGCGACGAGCAGTCGCGCCCGCGCGGCTCAGCACTTCATGGGTCGCGGGCTGCCAACGCTCCTTGTGGGAGAAGCGATCGACCGGGTCGTGACCGTGGCCGGGACGTCGTACTACGACGACCGCTGCGCCTGGCGCGGCGAGTGCGACTACGATTCTCCAAGGGACGACTGGGAGTCTGCTGCCTGGGAGGCTGAGGTCGTCTGCTACCGGGACCACACCGGCCGTCGCCTGTTCGGCATGCTCGGTGACGTCGCGACCGACGACGTGTTCCCCGGCGTTGCGAGCGTTGGCTTCTCGGTGACGCAGACCGGCTACATGGAGTTGCCAGGGATCGCACCGACCGCAGGCGAGAACCTGGCCGACCCGGACTGGCTCACGTCCAACACCTACTGGGGCTCGCTGGCCTTCGGCTACCAGTTCCCCGTTGGCTCGTTCGTGCCCGAGGCGGGAGGCATGCGACTCAACTGGAACCTCAGCCCGAGTCAGGCGGGCAACGGCTACCAGTTGGGCGCGATCAACGGCCCGGTGAACCTCGACCCGATCCTGGAGGTCGGCAAGCGCTACCGCTTCACCTTCCGGTGCGTGCTCGCGTCCGGCTCGACGCAGGTCCGGGCGTCGATCGGCTTCGTCGGGTCTGGCTCGTGGGTGACGGTTACCGATGTCCCTGTTGACGTCTCGGTGGACTACACCTGGACCGCTGGCAAGTGGGTCGGGCTGGAGTCCGGTCCCAATCCGGTCGGGTCGGTGCTGGTGCAGTCCATCAGCATCAAGGAGAGGCTGACCTGATGCCGGTCAACTTCCCTCCTGGCACTCTGCTCGCGCCGCGCATCCCCGGCGTGGACTTCGTGCTGCTGGGAACGCGCGTCACGACGTACCGCTTCGATCTCCTTGACTCCGATGACAACCTGATCGGCACGCTCGACGGCGTGCAGGCGGGTGGCTCGGTGTCGTGGGACGCCTACGCCTCAGTCAAGAGCGGCGGGTCGATTCCGGTTACCGATGTGGCGCAAGACGTTGACTGGATGCACGTCCGCATCCGGCCGGTCGCCGTCCTCTCCCTCGCGGGCGGCGGCGACGACCCGGCAGGCCGCGAGATCCCGCTCGGCGTCTACCTCCCGGCCGCGCCTAAGCAGAACTGGACGGAGGCCGGGCGGTCTTGGTCCGTTGAGATGCTTGACAAGTTGAGCGTTCTCGACCAGGACGTCTACACAAACGTCTCTGGCGACGCGGTCGCTTACGGAGCGCCAGCGGGCTCGAACGTCCTTGATCTCGTTCGAGATCTGATCAACGGTGCCGGGGAGGCGACGCCTGCGATCGGCACCGGGACGGAAGTCCTTGCGGCCGATCAGGTCTGGGACGCTGGCACGACGAGGCTGAAGATCGTCAACGACTTGCTGACGTCGGCTGGCTACTTCAGCCTCTACTGCGATGGTGCCGGGCAGTTCCGTGCCACGCCGTACGTCGAGCCGAGCGACCGCACGCCCGTCTACACGGGGCAGTACACGCTGATGGAAGACTTCGACCCTGGTGGAGACCCCGAGGCGACGATCCCCGGCACGGCCCGACAGTTCATCAGCGCCAACCCCTTCCAGAAGGGCATCACGTCCCTCATGGCTCCCGAGTGGACGCTGGACGAGGACATCTACGGCATCCCGAACCGCTATGTCGTTGTGGGACAAGGGAGTGAGGACACACCGCCTCTCGTCGCCACGGCCGAGAACATCAACCCGGCCAGTCCGTTCTCCTACGCGAACCGTGGCCGGTGGATCACTCAGGTCGAGACAGGCGTTGAGGCTGTTGACCAGGCGGCACTCGACCAGTACGCGCGACGTCAACTCTCCAACGCCACGAGCGTCAACCAGGCGATCGACGTCCGGCACATGCTGCTCCCCGAGGTCACGATCAACAGCGTGGTGCGCTTCGTCCACCCTGAAGCCGGAGTGGACTCCCTGTTCACGGTGCTGAAGACCACGGTCACCTTTGACCCGTTGGAACTTGCTGCCTCGTCGTTGCAGGAGGTCCTGTGACCGAGACCCCGTTCTTCAACGCCCCCATGCAGATCGGGGCGTTGCAGATCCCCCGTGGCCCCCAGGAGGGTGAGAACACCTTCCGATGGGCAACTGTCGCATCGACTTCCCCGCTTCGAGTACGCCTCGACGGTGAGCCGGACGTGCTCCCCGTCCGGCCGGACAGTCTGGTCGATCCAATGTCCTTGGCGTATGGCTCGCGCGTCTGGGTGCAGATGTTCGGCCGCCGAGTTCTGATCCTGGGCATGGCAACTGGTGCGGGGGTCACGGTTCCAGACTTCGGCGTCGAGGCCGCCTGGCCGATCGAAGACCACTCCGTCTCTCCAGCCGACCGCTGGCGCGTCGCCTCTACGTCAGGAGCCGACGTTGCAGGCTATCGAGATACTGATCCTACGCGGGTCCACTCCGGTGCGCAGAGCCTCCGGCTGCACGTCGGTACGACCGGGCAGGGCATCAGCATCTACTCCCCGACCGTGGCAGTGGAGGAGGGCAAGACCTACGCCTTCTCGGTCTGGATGTCCAAGAGCAACGCAACGGTCGCCAAGTCCTACGTCCGGGTCGCGGGCGGCTCGACGGACGCGCTGGCCGAGTACACTGCTGCCGCTCCTGGTAACGAGATCCCGGTGATCAGCGGCGGGGCGACCTGGGAGAACGTAGACCTGCCGCTCTACACGGCGGTCTGGAAGAAGGTGACGCTCGTCGTCACGATCCCGGCCGGAGTCACCCGCGCGGCACTCCGCATCTTCAACTGGTCGGCGGCGGCTCCTCTGGCGCTCTACGCCGACGACATGGAGGTCAAGGAGATCACCGACCCGACGTTGGTGACTGGCTGGATGCCCGCGACGCTGAACAACTCGTGGATCAACTACGGCACGCCATACCAGCAGGCCGAGTACCGCCGCGTCGGTGACGAAGTGCAGGTGCGAGGGCTGATCAAGTCCGGTTCGTCCGGCGTCTCGGTGCTGACGCTGCCGGTCGGCTTCCGTCCGCCTGCTGAGATGCTCTACGCTGGCATCGCAAACCTCAACTACACCTGGGCGACCGGCCCAGCCAGTGCGGGCACGGCGCACACGCACTCGCAGGGCAACCCGCCGAACAACGCGCTGCGGCTCAACGTCCAGCCCAACGGCAACATCACCGTGAACAGCGGCACGCCCAACGGCTACATCGACCTGTCGATGGTGCGGTTCAGTGTGACTCCGTGATAGTATGACCAACAAGGAGAGGGAGGCAACCGTGGCCGAGATCGAGGAGCCGATCGAGATCCTGGACGACCAGGACGCAGAGGTCGCGCGCATCGTCGCGGACTCCAACGACCCCATCGACATCGACGCGCTGTCGGAGGACCAGAACTCGCCGGACGCTGCTGAAGGTGCCGACGAGTCCGGTGCGCCTGTCGTGAGCGAGTGGGGTTCCGAGGAAGGATTGGGAACGTGACCACGTACCCCAACCCGACGAAGAAGCAGATCCTCGCTGCCTTCGACGCGCACGGCGTTCGCTACAAGGTCGAGCCTGTCAAGGCGTCTGCCGAGGGTCGCGGCGGCTGGCCAAACGGTCTCCGGGCTCTCATCGACCACCACACGGCCGGTCGCAACAGCCTCGCGTACCTGATGAACGCGGGTGGGACGTACCCTCTCGTCAACACGCTCATCGACAGGGACGGCCTGGTCCACATCCTCTCGACGCAGAGTTGCTGGGGCACCGGCAGTGGTGGTCCCTGGCCCGGCATCGCTGCCAAGGACTCTCTGCACCTTGTCGGCTGGAGCACCGAGGTCGAGGATCTCGGCCAGGGTCGGACGTTCACCGACGCGCAGATCGAAAGCCTGGGTCGGCAGAACGCTGCCCTTGTCTCCCTTGGCGTTCCGGCCACCAACGAGATCAACCACCGGGACTGGACGGACGGCACCAACGGCGTCGGAGACGTCCGGCTCCCCACGGCCGGTCGCAAGATCGACACCCGGTACGACACCACATGGCTTCGCGCAAACACCTTGGCCTACAAGGTCGGGAGCCCGACGAAGCCGCCGGAGCCGCCGAAGCCGAAGCCGCCGACTCCCTCTCCCTCATGGCGACAGGGCAAGAAGGTCTACTCTTCCAAGATGCGCCGGGGCCAGACCAACAGCGACTCGGTCTGGAACATCACCGTGGCGCTCAAGGCGAAGCGGTACTGGAGCCGGGCGTTCACGGACGACTACACTGACGCGGTGGTCCAGGCCGTCCGCGCCTTCCAGAAGGCCCAGGGCTGGTCGGGCTCGGGCGCTGACGGCATCGTCGGCCCGCAGACCGCCAAGCGCCTTGGCGTGGCCTGGGTGGACGACGGCAAGCCGTCCGGCGGTGCCGGTCCCTCGAAGCCGTCGCACTCGTACCGCCAGGGCGAGAAGGTCTACTCCTCCAAGATGAAGGCGGGACAGCAGGGCTCCGACTCGGTCTGGAACCTGCAGGTCGCCTTGATCGCCAAGGGGTACTCGATCCCGGACGGGCCGACCGAGTTCTACGGGCCGCAGACTGTCAACGCCTGCAAGAAGTTCCAGCAGGCGCAGGGCTGGAAGGGCAAGGACGCGGACGGAATCGCCGGGCAGGAGACGGTGCGCCGTCTCGGCCTGCAGTGGGTGAAGGGCTGAGTTCTCATGGCAACAGTGCCGTTCGGACCCGCTCGCGCGGACATCAAGGGCGTCCGCGCGGGCGACCTGAACGAGATGCAGGTCACCCTCACGGCCGGTGGCAACGCCTTCGACCTCACCGGCCGGACGGTCACGGCACAGGCACGGCAGAAGGCCACCAGCGCGAGCGCTCTGGACGCCGTCGTCACGGTGCTCGGAGATCCCTTGGACGGCATCGTGACCGTCCGGTGGCCGGGCGATGACGTGCGAAGCCTCTTGGCGGGCAGGCGAGTCTGGAAGGGTGTCTGGGATCTCCAGGTGGGCGATGGGGTTGCGGACCCGACCACCGTCATCGCCGGGTCCTTCCAGGCAGAGATGGACGTGACGCGATGACGAGCATCACCGTTGACATCGAGACCGCCACGGTCACGACCGTCGTGACGATGCCCAACATCGTGGCCGAGATCGGCATCCCTGGCCTGCCGGGCGTCGGCGGGGGTGGCAACGTCCTCTCCGTCAACGGTCACACAGGCACCGTCGTCCTCGACTTCAGCGACGTCGGTGCTGCGGAAGCCGTTCACGGGCATGACATCGCCGACGTGGCCGGTCTCCAGAGCGCTCTCGATGCCAAGGCGACCGCCGGAACCGCTGCAGCCCTCGCACTCGTCCTCGGAGGATGACATGGCCAGTCCCAACCTGCTCGCGCTGACCAGTCTCCAGGAAGTCCTTCTCTCCGTTCACTGCCCGGCCACGACCGGGGCAGAGGTTGCCTACGTCGTCCCGGCTGGCGAGAGCGTCAAGGTCACAACGGCGATCCTGTGCAACAACAGCGGTGCCGCCGTAACCGTCAACCTCCACGTCGTCCCGGCTGGCGACAGCCCGGCAGCAGCCAACAAGGTCATCGCCAACTACTCCATCGGCGCGTACGACACGGTGAACCTCACCGACACCCTCGGCGGGCTCATGATCGGAGAGGGCGACGGCATCCAGATCCAGATCGGCACGGCCAACGCCGTTGTCCTCACGCTGAGCGGGGCGGTGGCTGCGTGAGCACTCTCCTGCGGAAGCCGACGCTGCTGAGGACCGTTGTCCTCGAAGGAGATCCGCGCCTCACGGATGCTCGAACGCCGACCGCGCACGCGCACGACTACGAGGCCACCGGGGCGGTCGCTGCCCATGAGGCAGAAGCAGACCCGCACCCCGACTACCTGCTGGAGTCGGACGCGGCGACAGCCCTGGCGCTGAAGGCCGATCTCGTTGGTGGAGTTCTGCCGACGTCGCAACTGCCCGCACTGGCCGTCACCGAGTTCCTGGGCTCGGTGGCGAACCAGTCGGCGATGCTCGCGCTGTCGGGGCAGAAGGGCGACTGGTGCATCCGGTCGGACGTGGGCCAGGTCTACGTCATCACGGGTGCGGACCCGTCGCTGCTGGCGTCGTGGACGGCGCTGGCGTACCCGACGTCGCCGGTGTCGTCGGTGAACGGCGAGACGGGCGTCGTGGTCCTCAGCCCGGGCGATGTGGGCGCGGACCCGGCTGGTACGGCTGCGGCTCTGGTCGATGACCTGTCGGGCGTGACGGACGCGGCGGCGGCGCGGACGAACCTGGGCCTGGGGTCGGCGGCGGTCGCGGACTCGGGTGACTTCGAGGCCGCTGGTGCGGTGTCGACGCATACGGGTGACACGTCGGACGCGCACGACGCATCGGCGATCAGCGTGGATGCGTCGGGGTTCAACGGGAACCTGACGACCTCGGATGACACGGTGCAGAAGGTCGCGCAGAAGGTTGATGACCTGGCGCTGGGCGGGTCGTCGCTGGACGTGCGCGACGAGGGCTCGTCACTGACGTCGGCTGCGACGCGACTGGACTTCGTGGGCGCTGGCGTGACAGCGACGGAGCCGGTAGCCGACCAGATCAAGGTCCAGATCGACGGCTTCGCACGGCGCTCCGCGACCGCGAACGCCTGGCACTGGCCGATCATGAACGGGGACGTGGCGTCCTTCGGGGACTACCAGCGCTGCTACTTCATCCCGTTCGTCGGCTCTGGCAACACCTTCGATCGGGCATCGGTCTACGCAGACGTGATCCATGCCAGCGGGCTCGTCAGGATCGGGGTGTTCACCGACCCTGGAGACGGGACTCTAACCAGAGTCCAGGACTTCGGGACTGTGGCCGCCAACGCGTCGCCGGGGATCAAGACCCTGACGATCAGTCCGTGGGCGACCATCGCAGGGGCCAACTACTTGATCGCCGTAACGATCCAGGGCAACAGCGCGGTCAAGCTCCGGGGTGGGGACCTCTTGCCACCGGCTCAGTCATTCGACAAGACCACGTATGCCCTCCCCGCAGCCTTCGCGCTGTACGAGGGCTCGATCTCTGGCGCATACGCCGCCACGTCCTACGCCCCATTCGGGGGACTGACCACCGTTCGCGTCCCATGGGTCGCGCTGCGGGCGCAGTGAGGAGGCGACTATGACTGACTACGTCCTGCCCTCCGGGGTCGTGCGAGTCGAGGACGGGATCGCCGTCCGCTGGGACGGGTCCACAGTCGAGGCCACGCCGGAGGTTGTCTCCTTCTTGGCCACGCAGGCGGAGGCGTTCGCCAACGACCCGACCCGCGCCCACCGCGCCGCTCTCTTCGACGCTCGCACCCTCCTCCTCGCCTACGGCACCCCCGACGGCTTGTCCTTCGCCGAGACCTACTCCGCCGTCCAGACCGCCGCGCTCGACTACCGAGACTCCGGCGTAAAGGACGCGGAGTGCGAGGAGCACCTCCAGTGGATCACGGCCCGCACGGGCCAGATCACCGCCGCCGCGCTGTTCCAGGCTGGCGTGCTCAAGTGAGCGCCCCAGCGCCACAGCGCAGGTGGCTGCTGTTGTGGCTCATCGGCTTTGGCGGCCTGTTCGTCGTGCTGGAGGTCATCGCGCTGCTCGACCCCGCTGACGGCGACACCCTGAGTGAGTCGCTGCGCTGGCTCGTCTACTCGGCTCCGTGGGGGCTCGGCTTGGTCGCGTTCCTCGGCTTCTTCGTCTGGTTCATCCCACACATCCTGAAGCGAAAGGGTGATGGGGGAGATGACGGATGACGTGACGGCCGGTGCAGCCTTCATCGGCGGCGCGGTCTTCGGAGCGACGTTTACGCTTGCGGTTGTTCGACTTACGTTGAGAGCGCTGGGGGTCCCGGTCGGGTTCTTCAAGCGACACAAGGACTCTGAGGGAGAAGACCGTGAGTGACCCGTGGATCCCTGCGCTAACTGCGATCGTTGTCGCGATCGTCTCTGCGCTGACTGCATGGGCCACAAGGAAGGACACGCGCGAGGGTGACTTCCGCGAGGACTACTTGGAGCGCTTGGACAAGGCTGAGCGCCGTGCCGAGGAAGCCTACTCCAAGTACGAGGCTTTGCTTGCGCGTCTTGCAGACTTGGATGAGGAGAACGCGCGGCTTCGGGGAGAAGTCGCGACACTGAGGGCGCACGTCGCCCGATTGGAGCGCACCAGTGGAGCGTAAGGATGCCGAGGGGCGCACCTACCGGCGGAGGCATCTCAACGTCGCCGACCGCTGGCTGCGTTTCGTCGGCTGCGTGAGTCGTCACCCGGTCACTCCCATCCTGGGACTGCTTCTGGGGCTTCAGAACCTCACACTCGGACTGATCTACCTGTTCGGCGTCATCGACGACCCCAACCTCACACTGCTCTCCCGACTGCTCGATGCCGAGGAGCGAGGGCTCTGGATCTGGATCTGGGGCATCGGACTCACGGCGGCAGGCGTCAGCCAGGTCTACGGCGTCGTCCGTGAGCGGTGGTGGTGCGTGGTCGCAGGCTCGAACCTTGCCTTGGCCTGCATGACTTTCGCCTCAACCGTCTACGCGTTGAACTTCAGCCAGGCGTGGGTCGCGCTCATCTCTCCCGCGCTGTTCGCCTTGGCGCTCAACGGATATCTGATGATCCTCGCTTCGATCGAGTCGCTGAAGCACCCGCACCAGCGGGATCGTTCGCACTTCTCCCATCACCGTGATGAGGAGCAGAAGGAAGAAGGGACCGACTGATGCACCTGACTCTCGTTCCGGCGCTGGCCGTGGCCACGCCGGTCACTGAGACGGGGGTGGGCACCGCCGATCTCGTGGAGGTCCTCGTCGCCGTCATCCTCCCGATCCTGGTCGGTCTGGTCACCAAGGCCAGCACCGACGCCCGCGTCAAGGCGCTGCTCCTGGCCGCCCTCTCGGCCCTCTCTGGGCTTGCTCAGGGCTTCCTGGACACGGCCCCTGGAACGGTCTGGGACTGGCAGCAGGCGATCCTCTCGGCCGTCACGACGTTCGTGATCGCGGCAGCGTCCTACTACGGGCTCTGGAAGCCGACCGGCGTGGCTGCGACGGCGCAGGCGACACTGATCAAGGACCGCCCCGCCGAGGCAGCCTGACTCCCCAGGCGTCCCACCCGCCTTGGGGCACATGGCGAAGCCCCCGCCCTGTCTGAGAGGGCGGGGGCTTCGCTGTCTCAGTAATCGATCTTGGCGACGACGTGACCGACGATGTACGACAAGGAGAACGTGCCAGCGAGGACCTGCCACCAGACGGCCGCGTTGCCGGGTCCACCGGCCAGCATGAGCGAGCCGACCCCGGCCAGGCAGATCCAGAAGCCGATGCAGAACGGGCAGGTCAGCAGACCCTCAATGTACTTCTCGCTCTTGCGGCCGGTCGCCCACACGATCGCAGGCTTGACGAGCCACCACTCCCCAAGGGAGTCAACGAGAATCAGCCGCGTGACTCGCGCAGACGCGAGGACGAGGAGCAGGATGTCGAACCAGTACATCTGAACCTCACAACTTGGCGTAGCGGTACAGGGTGTCGGCTGAGGCGTCCATCGGGAGACCGTCGGCCCAGGTCGGTGCCTGCCGCATGACAGCCTGGACCTCTCGGGGGTCGCCGCCCTCGACAAGTACTTCGTCGTGGACGTGGGCGACGATCTTGTGACCGGCCGCGTCGAGCCGGACCAGAGCATCAGCCAGGAGGTCCCGAGCGACGGCCTGTGTGACGTTCTCTGTCAGCCGACCGCCGTAGGTGTCCGCCCGGCCTCCGTGGACGTGAGCGTACGTCAGGCGGCTCCCTGTGGACACCTGGCGGTAGGTCAGGACGCGGCCGGAGGGCAGCCGGACGAAGCGGTCGTTGCCGACCCGGATGATCCGCAGACGGCCGACGTCGCGACCCTCTCGGAACGCCCGCTCGATCCGCCCCCAGAAGGAGACGATGCGCGGGTTGGCCGCGCGCCACGCCTCCACGATGCGCGGAGCGTCAGCCTCCATGTAGCCCATGTTGTTCAGCGACCCGACCGAGCCCTGGTAGCCACAGGCGAGCACGGCGATCTTACCCTGGCTGCGAGTGATATTGGGACCCATCATCTTTGCCGTCTCGACGTAGAGGTCACGGCCCTGCTCGAAGGCGTCCAGGACCCACTGTTCCCCTGCGAGCCATGCCAAGACGCGCGCCTCGATCGCCGAGAAGTCCGACCCGCAGCCGTCCACGATCATGAGCGGCCGGACCAACTTCTTCAGGACCTTCGGCTCGATGTCTTGCCCCTCAAGAACCTTCGCGATCGCCTCAGCCTCGGCGTCCTCGCGCTCGTCTCCCTCGCCGTCGAAGCCAGCACGGGGAAGGTTGTGCAACTGCACGCCCTTCGAACTCCACCGGCCGGTCAGAGCCTCGTGGAAGCGGAACTGCCCCCGCAGCCGAGAGTCCTTGGAGACACTGCGAAGCACGGCGTCGAACTTGTTGCTGCTCGCGACGGCCGTGGTCTGCCGGAGTTCGAGGACCCGCCTCGGCTTCTCCGGGAGTCGAGGGTCGTCAAGCAACTTCGTGACCGTGTCAGCGCGAAGATCCGGCGGCTGGACGCCCTGGACGCCCAGCCAAGCGAGCAACTGGTCGCGGCTGTTGGGGTTCGCGACCCCGGTGATCTCCTGGATCTCGTCGAGAGCGTCAGTGCTGTTGGTACCGCTGGCCTCTCGACAAGCATGTGCGAGTTCGAGGTCCACACGGATGCCACGGTCGTTGACACGCTGATCCACGTTCCAGAGCGTCCTCTCGAACGGAGACATCTGCGGCAGCCGCCTGGCGACCTCGCGCAGCGTCTCGACGTCCTGGGCACAGTAGCGGACAAACTCGGCCCACTGCTCCGGCTTCTCATGAGGCAGAACGCGCCTGCCCTTCACCGGCCGAGAGAACGTGTTCTTCAGCCGCGTCCCAGCCGTGTCCTTCTCAGCAGTCCCAAGGGCCTTCGCGACGTTCTCCAGCGAGCGCGGGTAGCCAGCCTCAGCGGCGCGAGCCATTGTGTCGTCCCACTGCTCCGGCGGGAGGTACTGCCCGAAGGGAAGCCGGAGGACGGCCGACATGATGATGCGGTCGAAGCCTGCATTGTGGGCGGAGAACTCGATGTCTGGCATGAGAAGCCAGTCCGCCATGAGAGCACGTACCTCGTCCTCGTCGGTCGTAACCCGAACGGGGTCATCGTCAACGGCGAAGCCAAGCATCAGCATGCAGAAGGACGGGTCCTCGATGTACCTGTAGACGTTGGACTTCTTGAGGTCGATGTCGCCATACGTCTCAAAGTCAAGGTACACGGTTGGCACTGTCTGCGTCTCCCTGCCAGAGATGGGGGGTGTGAGCCGGACGCCGGAGAAGGAGACCTGCCCTTGACCAGAGGGGACCCGCGTCGCCCGACTCACACCCGTCGTCATCGTACCATGTCAGTCATGCCGGTCGGAGCATGACGGAACCTGCGTCAGAGCAGGTCGTCGTCCTCGTCCTCGATCGCGTCGAACTCGTCCTCGGCACGCGGGCCACCGAGCAGACGCTCGCCACCCCCGTACATCTGAACGTTGTTGAGACCGAGCGTGACCCCCTTGTTGCCGGAGACGTCGTACGCGTACGCCGTCACGCTCACACGCGCGAAGGCGCCCGAGTAGACCTCGGACTCATCGAGAACCGGCTGCAACTGCCGGTCCACGACACCGGGCGGGTTCTTGACGTTGGCCGAGACCGTCATGTAGTAGTGCCCCTTGCGGTCGGGGTACTCCTCGGCCGTCCCGTCTTCGTCGGCGTCGTGGATGATCGACGCCTTGAAGCCTGCGCCGGTCGGCTTCTTGCCGCCGAACTTGCTGGCGATGCCCTCCTTGAGAGCCTGGGCCTCAGCGGCACGGAGCGCGTCGATCGTCTCCTTGTCGCTCTTGGGGATCAGGACCATCGTAGAGAACTTCGGCTCCTGCCCCTCGACCGCCGCACGCGGCTTGAACAGGTTGGGGAACAGCAGCCGGACCTTGCCGGTGGTCACGCGAGTACTCATTTCTCCATCACTCCCATTGCTCCATTGCATGTCTCCATGTAGCAGATGTGCTACATGAAGTCTTCCATCGCACTCGTCACCATAGGACGGGGGTCGTCCTCTGGCACGAGAGACTTGTTGCCGGGCTTCAGTTCCAGGAGATTGCCCAGGACCTCCGGCAACTTCTTCTTGCCGACGACGCGCTCCAGCACCCCGAGAGTCTGCGTCTGCTTGCGCGAGATCGCATCCTCGTCGTAGCCTGCAGCGACCAGAGTCTCGATCGCCTTGGCGTCGTCTGTGATCGACCGGCGGCCAGCCGCGCGGACGATCTTGTACCCTGGCATCGTGCCACGGTCGGCACGCGAGAACGCCTCAGCCTGGACGGCGTCACACCAAGAGCGGACGTCCTCCAGTTCTGCAACGGCCTCAGCCAGTTCCTCGGCTGACAGGGTGGCCGCCTGGACGGTGCGCTCACGGGTGAGCATCAGGTCCGCACGCGGCCGACAGAAGCCACCAGCGGGGCACCAGCGGCACTGTGCCGGGCCGGGGTTGAAGACCGGCTCCGGCTCCTTGGTAGCCTCGATCGCAGGGATCAGAACCTCGTCGCGCCACGCCAGCAGTTCGGTCACAGAGAGGGTCTCCGTGCGCACGCTGTTCATGCGCGGCTGGAACACGGTCATCGAGACAGTCTCGATGGTGCCCAAGGCGTACACGGCTTCGAGAGCCCCCAGTCCGTACAGGCGGAGTTGGGGATTCCCTTGCACGTCAACGGCAACGCCGCGTCCGTACTTCAGGTCAACGACGTGAACGTGCTTTCCGTTGACCAGCAAGGCGTCTGCCGTGCCCTCGATGTCGCCGACGCCAGCGCCGACGCGGGTCTCGATCCAGACGAAGCCGTCATCGCTCTTGCGCTCCATCAGGAATGCGACGTACGCCGCGACGTGCTCCTCCATCTCATCGATGTCGTAGCCCGCGTCGATTGCCTCGGTCTCCCAGGCCATGTACTCCATGCCTGCCGTGACCTCGTCCATGAGGCCGAAGGTGACTGACGCGCGGAGGGCAGCCAGCGCGTGCGCGTGCGTGCCCTCCTGCGCCCAGATCGATCCCTCGTCCTCGATGTCTGCACTCAGCAGAACGGAACCTGGACAGGCGATCCAGCGCTCCGCCGACGAAGGGCGGAGCCGCGTCACGCCTGCAGCGCCGTGAGCAGGCGGGGCAGGTCCTCGTCCGAGACCTCGGAGAGACGACGCGCGCCGACCGTGGCCAGGATCTCGCGGACCTCGGTGCGGGCCTCCGGCCCTCCGGTGCCCAGGCGTGCCAGGAGGGCCGCCTCGCAGGCCGCGCGGACCTCGGCAGTGTCCGTGTCCACCGGCTCCACGTCGTCGTCAGAGTCGGCAACCTCGGGCGACTCCGGGGCGGTCTCGTCCTCGTCCACCGGCTCCGGCTCCGGCTCCGACTCCGGCTCCGGCTCCGGCTTGGGCGCGGCCTTCTTGGCGGCACGCTTCTTCGGCGCGGGCTTCTCGGCCTCGGCCTCCGGCTCCGGCGTGGCCTCGACGACCGGCGGCGTGACGGTCGTGGTCACCGTCGTCGCGCCGGTCATGAGGCTGATGAGCCGGACGTCCTCGGACGTCAGGGTGGCCGGGTCGAACGTGAGAGTGATCTGCATGATCGGGTCTCCTTCGTTGGTCGTGCGGTCGGGAGCGATCCTACCACGGCGGCAGGAGTCGCGCTTACTGCGTGTACTTCTCGATCTGCGACACCAGGCCGGTCGCCGACCGGATGTCACTGAGGGCAGCCGGGTCGGTCTCGAACGCCTCCCGTGCCGATGCCTCCCATCGCATTGCGACGGTGAGGAGCGTGAGCGTGTCCTCGTCGTTCAGTTCGACGGTGATGGAGCCGTCCTTGCGCGTGGACGGCTCGGCCAGCAGACGGCTGATGAACGCCGACTCCGGCGTCACGGTTCCGATGCCTGCCTTGCGATGCTTGGCCGTCCGGGCAGGACCCCGCAGGGCCGCCAGCCGCTCGACGGCCGTCTTGGTGAGACGGATGCTGTTCATGGTGGTCATCCTACCGCTCGCTCTGCCAGCCAGGCTCGAACCTCGCCGGTCGTGTGGAGAACCGTGACCGGCGCTCCCAGCCCTTCCAGGTGCGCGAAGACGGCACGCTGGATGGGCCGGAGGGTGCCGGTCGGGCTCTTGGTCTCGATGAAGAAGAAGCGACCTCCGGGGAGCACCGCCAGCCGGTCGGGGAGTCCCGCAACGACGGGCATGATCTTGATGCAGACCCCACCCATTCCCTTGACTCCCTTGACAAGCAGCGCCTCGACAGACCGCTCCTTCATGGCTTTTACCCCTTCCCTCGGGTCCAGGACTCCATGATGCCCATCGCCTTGTCCCGGCGGTGAGCGTCGTCCAGGTCGGTGCGGCAGTCCCACAGGGTGTCCAGCACCCAGTCGATGAAGCGACCGCCACCAGCCACGGCCGCCAGCAGCAGTGCGAACAGCAGGCCGATGAACAGCCAGGTCTCGAACGGCGACATCACAGATCGTCCTCTCCGTGCAGCCAGTCACTCACGACGCGAGGGAGCCGGTGCCCCCAGGCGATGCCACTCTGCTTGTCGCAGATGACAGACTCGTCGTCGGCCACAAACGGCCAGAAGGCACCGTCATTGAGCCGGAGCACGCGCTTGCAGTCGATGCAGCGGCCTCGACGACCGACGCGCAGGGAGGCGACCGGCGGGGCGTCGAAGTCTCCAAGAGGGACAACGACTCCCGGCAGCGCGGGAGACTCGAACAGGAACTCGGGCATGGCTCACATCACCTTTCGGAGAGCAGGGAGCGCGATGTACTTGATGTCCTTCGACCAGTCGGCCGCGTCGGTGACGACGGCCATGCTGAGGACGCTGGCCTCCCCCGCGATGCGCGGGAGCAGTGCCGCCCGGACGGCCACAGAGAGGTCGAACGTCGGCCTCTCTGCGACCCCCAGGGTGACGACGACGTGCAGGCTGTCATCCCCGTCCACGGCCTGCCTCCCGTGGTCCCACTGTGCCCAGGAGCCGCTCACGAGAGCCGCCCGCTCACCCTGGCCGGGGAGGGCCAGGGTGAACGAGTGCTCGGTCTCGGGGTCGTCGTGACCGGCAACGGCGATGGGCGCGAAGAAGTCCTCGGAGATCACGCCGAAGTGGAGCGCGTACGTCACGGGAGTTCGATCCCGTTGATGATCTCGCTGAGAGCCTCCCGAAGTGCATCGAGGTCAAGGACTTCGCCGTTGCCGCGCACGATGACGGTGTAGTAGGTCTCCATGTCTCAGATCTCCTTCCGGCAGACGGGGCCGATGCCGATTTCGCGGCTCTCGGCATCGGTGAGGCGACGGCCGCACACGTAGCAGCACACGGTCTCGTCGGCGAAGGTCTTCTGAGCCTTGGCGGGGTCGGCCAGGATCGCGGCGTAGACGTCGGCCTGCTCCTGGCGCGTGGGGCGGTCGAGGTCGTCCGAGCGGAAGCGGTTGAGGAACCGGCGGCCGGTCCAGCGTCCCTGGCCCTCACGGACGCAGTAGAAGCGCAGGACCCCGCGCCACTCGACGGCGTAGTAGCCCGGCTCCGGCGTCGTGGCCTGGTCCGGGGAGACGGCTCCGGCCTTGCGCGGCTGAGCCAGCAGCCACTCGATCGTCTGGCTCGCCAGGCGGGCGTCCATCGTGGGCAGCCGGTCGGCAAGCCGGGCGTCCACGTCGGCCGCCAGCACTCTCTCGGAGCGCAGCGACTCGATGAACTTGATCTGTGGCATCGAAGCCGGGAGGGCGGTCCTGGTGGTCACAGTGGTCTCCTTCGGTGCTGGGTGGTGCGGTCAAGGTCGATCATACCCCTAACGGTCGCAGAGCGCAACTTTCGTGCTCAGCCGGTGCGCCGTCGTGCTCAGCCAGCGTAGTCCAGCCCGGTCGCCACGCAGAGCGCCAGGTACTCGTCGGCGTCGATCTCGGTGCAGTCCTGCCGCAAGTGCTTGTCGCAGTAGTGAAGCGGGATGTCGGCCTCGATGGAGGACTGCCACATGTCGCCTTCGCACGGGTCGGGCGTGATGGACGGGTCCGGGCTCCAGCCAGCCTCGCAGTCCTCATGGGTCGCATCGGCGTCCTTGTCGGCCCAGACCGGGAAGAACTCGGCACCGTTGTAGTGCTCGCGGTCGTCGGCCTCGATCGGCATCTTCATCAGCAGGTCGTGGTTTGTGTTGACGGACATGGGATTCTCCTCAGTGGTTGTAGCAGCAGTCGTGGGTCTGGCCGTGGAAGTGCTGGTGCGTTGGCTCGTCCCAGGAGACGACGCGGACAGCCGGTCGGGAGCAGCCAGGGTGGCCACAGGTGGGCCTCTGTGCCTCGCTCTGGGCCTGGGAGGGCTCCGGCATACCCTCGGCTCCCTGGGACCAGAGAGGGCCAGAGAGGCACCCTCTCGGGCGGCCTTGGGTGGCGGAGTCCAGCCGGTCGGTCAGGGCGGTCGCCTCGGCGATCTGCGCACGGGCGTGGGCACCGTCGGTGTCACTTGCGCCACTGGTGTAGGGCTTCAGCGAGAGACGATGCGCCGCAAGGCCAGCCTTGAGGATGCCAATCTCCTGCTCGGTGAACGAGAGGATGATCTCCATGCCGCTCATGAGGTCACGCCGCAGGTGTGCGGGGTGTTGAACGGTGGGACGACGATCACGCCGCCGTCGTTGTTGACGCGCACGCCGCAGGTGCAGATCTCCTGGCGCTTCAGCCACTTCTCGGCCTCCTTGCGAGAGGTCGCGACGTCGATCAGGCGCTCGCCGTCCCAGAGGTTCCAAGGGAACACGGGGTCGAAGCCTCTGTGGTGGTACGCGCCACGGGTGGCCGAGAAGCGCATGCGGCAGAGCATCGTTCCGGCGGCGTCCTGGTGGACCACGCGGATCTTGGTGTCGCTCATGGTGTCTGGTCTCCTTCGGGTCGAGCGGTCATCCTCCGGGCGGAGGCGGCGCTGGCCGGGTGGTCAGCCCGGCCAGCACCGTCCACGTCAGGAAGTGGCGACGAGGCGGGCGAGGTCGATCGCGTTGGTGGTCATGCGGTCGCGGTCGAGGTAGGCACGCTTGAACCGGCTCTCGCGGCGAGCGAGGTCGCTGTTGGCGCGGACGCCACGGACGTGCTGCTGGAACTCGACGCTGGCCTGGACGAGACCGTAGGCCGTGTGGTCGATGCCCTCGCTCGTGATGCCGTTGATGATGCCCCAGAACTCCGAGCGCGCGGTCTCGATGTTGGTGATGACGCGCTGGGAAACGGTCTTGGTGCTGACCGGCATCGGGATGAACTCGTCCACGAACGCCTGGCGCTGCTCGTCGGTGACCTTCAGGTTCACCAACTCGTCCATGATGATCTGCCAGTTGGAGATCGAGTCGCGCCACATCTGGATTGCGGCCTGGGCCTCCTCGATGCGGTCCTTGAGACCGGCCGTGTGGCGGAAGGTGAACTCGTAGCCGTTGTGGCGGGCCTCGACGTCGGCCATCTGGGACGTGTTGTCGCAGATGATGCGCGTCATGAGAGCCTGGCCACGGAACGAGCCGGTGCCGTCGTGGCTGTTCTGCAGGGCGAAGTAGGGGATGGTCTCGCCGTGCGGGTCTCCCTTGACGGTCATGGGCTCTGCGAGACGGAGCAGCATCCAGACCTTGCGACCGCCCTTGAGCGAGCCAGCGGTCTCGACCTTGACCTCGCCGGATCCGATGCCCTCGATGGACTCCGCGATCTCGGTCAGTTCCTTGTTGGTGGCGTGGACGAAGCCCTCGCCGACCGACCCGAAGAACTCGCCCGTGTCGGAGCGCTCGACGCCGACGATGCCGGGGACCTCCTCGTAGGACGTCTCCGGGCCGTTCTCGCCGATGATCGGCACGGCGCGGTACAGGGGCGTGGTGACCGGCTCCCACGGGAACGCGAGGGTGCGAGCCTGCTCCGGCGTGACGTAGTCGTCCAGGACCTCGGCCAGACCGTGCCAGCCAGCGTCGCGGACGGAGATGACGGTGTCGCGCTCGGTGATGTTGTGGGCCATGATCTTCGGTCTCCTTGTGGTCGGGCGGGGAGCCTGCCTCCCTGCCGCTCGGGACCAACTATACCTAGAACGGGCGCAGAACGCAACTTCTTAGTAGTTTCAGGTGAGTCGTCTGAGCACGGCTGAGCACGGGGTCAGTGGCACTCGGCCCGGATCCGCCGGAGGGTCGAGAGAGCGTTCTTCTCGGCGCGTCTGTCTGAGGCTGACGCGGGCCACGTCAGCATGTGCCGCCCACACGGGCACTTCGCGACGTGGTGCTTCCGGCATCTGACGGTCCACCTCTCGCGCTCCAGTTGAGCGCGAAGGAGAACCGTCCACTGCTTGCTCACGAGACGCACCCACACGCGCCACTCGTGGAGCGCTCCTGGAAGCAGGTACCGCAGATATCTCCTTGTAGCCCAGGGATTTCGGGGCACTTCTCGTGGACCCACTGCTGGCCGACGCGGCGGATCGGCGTGCCGGGCGTGTAGTGCTCGTCGCACTCGTCGCACGTCCCGGCGTACATCGCCAGGATGCTCACGACGTCACCCACTCGAACAGGACGATGCCGACCTTGGCGATGAGCGCGACCGATCCCATGAGGGTCAAGGAGAGCAAGACGGCCCAGAAGATCGCACGCGCCGCTCGCAGCGGATCTACGGCGTCTCGAAGGGAGTCATCGTCTTCCTGGGTCCACTCAGCCGGTACGGCGTGGAGCGGCGGCGACTTCGGCATCTGCCGCTTGGGATCTGCCCAGCCGTCGCCGGGTGCCTGGTCGCGCCAGTTGTCGTCGTTCATGACTCCCTTGCCTTCCTTGCCTCGTAGCGGATCTTCCAGAGCCGGTGAACGGCTTCCGATACCTTGGGGCTCATTGCTTCGCCGGGCTTGGTGAAGGCAACGATTACGCGCTCAGCCAACAGGTCCTCTGGCTCCTTGCTCCACGCGTGGAACTTGTTGCAGGTCTTGCACTTGCCCCAGTCGCCGTACTCCGGGTCGGGCACGTCGCAGAGACAGGTGTTGTGCGCCCGCTCGACACTGGAGCAGTCACGGTGGTAGAGACCGTGCTCACCGCGCCACCAGGGGCCGGGTTCGCGGTCCCACTGGTGAGACACGTTGACCGGGTTGGTCTTCGTGGACCGGCCGCCGCACCACTCGCAGCGCGTCAGCGCCCAGCGACGCAGGGTGCCGAGAGGGATGATCTGGATGTGCCAGTGCCAGAAGTGCCAGCGCCAGTGCGAGTCCCGCTTGCACACATCGAAGCAGTCGTAGCCGCCGGGGTCCTGGTGCCACACGGTGATCAGCGCCGGACGGTAGCCCTTGAGCCGCTCACCGTTGGGACCGAACGGCTTCGGACGCTTGCGCCAAGGGCGCTTGATCTCGAAGGCGACGACGTCGGGGTCGTGCATCAGCGCTTCATCCCGACGTACTGGTAGCCACGGTCGCCGCTCTTGGCAGGGCCAGCCAGCAGGCGCTCGACGCGGACGCGGGTCGTCTTCTCCCCACGGGCGCAGATCGCGTAGGTCGTCTTCTGGCCATGCAGCGCATGGGTCTCCAGCCGGAGGACGGTGAACTCGTCCGTCTTGCTGCGGATGTCGAGGTCCTTGTAGATCTGACCAGGGCGGACCTCGGTTGGCTGCTTCAGCATTGCTTCTCCTTGTGCGTGTTGGTGTTACGTGCCAGGGCAGTGCGTGCCGTGCCAGGGGTACAGCCCGAAGTTCATGGCCTGGAAGGCAAAGACCTCGGCCTGGACGGGCGGGGGTGCCAGGTCAGCGGAGGCGTACTGCTCGCCGACTCCGGCGCGCTGCGTGTGCGCTTCCCAGGTTCCCTTGATCCACTGGGCAAAGCCACGCGCCGACGACTCCGGGTTGGCTGCCTTCCACATGGACGGCTCAGCGTTCCAGGACTCGTGCTTGGCGATGCAGCGCGCCGACCGCTCGACGCTGACCGGGAACCGATGCCACAGACCGGCTTTCCAGCCCTGGGGCAGTGCTGCAGGTCGTGACCGGCTCGGTCGCTCCTTGCGCGGCATCGGATCTGGGCGGGCGGAGTCGTCCACGCGCTGCTGGATCTGCCAGTGGAGTGCGTGCGGGGTCGGGCAGACGGGGATGTCGTCGCAGAGGATCATGACGTCTTCCCCCCGATCAGGGCTGCCATGCGTCGCGCAGCCTCGCCTACCTTCTGAAGTGACTCAACGAGAGTCGGCAGACCCGGCCCCGGCTCGTCGAGCCCCAGGTCCTCGGCCCACGCAGCGACGATGCTGCGACCGATCATCCGGCCGGTCACGCGGGGGTCGGTGTACTCCCACTCGTAGTACTCGCCCTCCCAGGAGACTGTGATGTCTCCGTTGGGAAGGTCGTCGTTGTAGAACAGGTAGTCGTAGTCGCGGAAGGTGTCGGTCAGCACGTCTGCGTTGAGCCAGTTGCAGATGTTGCAGTTGTCCGGCGTCACCGCGCCGACGCTCATGTGCCGGACGTCTCGGTCGGTGAGCCAGTCCACGGCGTCGTGGCTCCAGCCCTCGGCGTCCTGCTCCAGCCCGTAGAACGACTCGCAGTCGCACTGCCAGTCGGCACGGCAGAGTGCGGTCTCCGGCTCCCGGCAGACAACACGACCGTCCAGGATTGCATGTGTCACAGGAAGTCTCCCAACATGATCTCGGTGGCGCAGTCCCAGTGAACGGCTGTCCACGGGGTCTCGGGCTGCAGGATCTCGTTGCAGACGATGCACTTTCCAGGGGTGTTGCGGGACGGCGGCATCTGCTGGCCGTTGGGCGTCGAGCGAGGGAGGCACTGGAAGTGGATGGTCTTCATCAGCGTTCCAGCCGTGGCAGGCTCCTCGCAGTGCGGGCAGACCACGTTGGGGATCGTCACGACGTACGTCTCACGCGGCCGGATCTCGAAGGAGGCGAGGCTCATCGGTACAGCCCTTCCGGGTTGCGGTCGGTCAGCATGCCGAGCCGGTCGATCGGCACCAGGGCGCGCGTGGCTTCCGTGTCGTCCATCGCTGCCAAGAACTCTCCGGCAGGGAAGCCGATCATCGTGCCGTTGGCGAGGTTGGCCCAGAAGCGCTGGTCGAGACGTCCGGCGGTACTCCTGAACATGTCGAGCCAGAACAGAGCCTCGCGCGACCAGGGCTCCTTGGGAGTCAAGACGATCTCGTCGCCGCCACCACTGGCCGGGCAGCCGAACTCCATGAGCGGAGGGCCGTAGCCGTGCGGCTTGTGCATCGAGTTCTTCATGCGCGTGATCAAGACCCGCGAGAACTTGTCGTTGTACGACCAGGCTGTCACGTCGATGATCGGTGCCTCGACGTCGTAGCAGTCGCCGATGACGGCCCAGGAGTGCTGGCCGCCGACACCGAAGCACGCGCCGCGCGCTACGCGAGCCTTGTCGCCCAGGAGACCAGACCGCACAAGGGCGAGCGAAGCCGCGTGGCACTGGTGTGCCCAGGTGTCGAGAGGGCCGATCGCATCCTCGACCTGCTTGACGGTGAACGCAGGCAGTGGGATCATCACAGGGTCCTCTCTCCGTGCAGCGTAGTGACCATGAGGCGCAAGAGATCCGCCACGGTGCTGTCCAGGGCCGGGTCGTTGACGTGCGTGTGTCCCACCGGCTCCAGGAGCGGCTGCGAGTAGGACTGAACGACGAGCCTGTCCGGCGACGCGATCGTCACGACGACGACCTCACGCACACGCTCGTCACCGTTCTTGAAGCGCTCCTGCAGGTCTTGATGGAACAGATCGGCGAACCGGGCATCGACGATCTCGTACGCGCCGCCAGCGTGCGCGATCCACTGCGGCGGGGTCGGCTCAGACACCAAGTGCCCCATCAGGTGATCGCACTGTGCCACGAGAGCAGCGCCGGTCTCGACGTAGGCCGAGCAGATGGCGGTGTCCTCGCCGTCCTCAGTGCCATCCTGCACCAGGAGGATGCTGATCTCGATGCCCCGGTTGGGAAACTCGGCCTCGATGCGGTGCTGGGCGGCTGACCAGGCGGCCAGGACGTCCTCGGGCTTGGGCATGGGCATCATCGGGTCTCGTCCTTCCACACGACTCGCAGGTTGAAGGGCTGCAGGTACTCAGCGCAGCGCTCGCAGGGCTCCTTGGTGAGGTACAGCGTCGATCCGGGCTCAACGATGATCCCACGGTCGGTTGCGTTGGTGAGGCAGTTGACCTCGGCGTGGATCGCGATGCAGGACCCAGGACCCTCGTAGAGGGTGCCGCGCTCGACGTCGTTGAGCGCTCGCGGGCACGCGCCGTCCAGGCAGGATCGCTCGCCTGCCATGACACCGTTGTAGCCGGTCGAGACGATCTGGCGCTTGGTCACCAGGACAGCGCCGACGCGCGAGCGCACGCACTCGCCACGAGCCGATACGGCAGAGGCGATTCCCAGGAAGTAGTCGTCCCAGCCAGGGCGGATGTTGTCGGAGTCGATGGGGCTCATGCTGCGCTCTCCATGATCTTGATGCCCTTCTGCTGGTTGCACGACAGGTGCATCAGCGTCACGTTGTCGAGTGTGTCGGTGCCGCCGCGTGCGAGCGGGATCGTGTGGTCTACGGACGGGCGAGTCCTGCGATCGGTCTCAAGGAGATCGACAGTCTTGCCGCAGAACGAGCAGTCGGTCCTGTCGCGATCTACGATGTCTTGCATCGTGTACGGCTCGGAGACGGCGCCAGCACGCAGCGCACGGTTCGCGCGGACGCCAGCACGGTGCTTCTCGGTCTGGTTCCTACGAGCGTAGTTGTCCTTCTGACACAACGAGCATCGACGCACGCCGGTCGAGGGGTCGATGTAGCCGTGGACTGTGAGGTCGTGAAGGTTCTTGCGGCAGAAGTTCTCTCGGATCTTGCGTGGCTTGTTGGCCTTGTCGTAGGCTCGCTTGCAGGGCACGCAGACACGAGTACCGTCTGAGCGGGTCCGCCCGTCTGTGGCCAGGTCGTGAAGACCCTTGCGACACATCATGACCGTGCATCCAAGGCTTCGATCCAGGACACGGCTACGGCGGCAACCTGGACGAGTTCGGTTCGGAGGCATGAGGTCTCGGAGCAGGCGAACGCCTCAGCGATCTCCTCACGGAGCAGGTTGAGCCACGTCACCTTCGTCGGGTCGGGATCGCGGTCCCAGTCCCACGCCTCTCGGATGACGGTCTCGATCGTCGCAGCGTCGTAGTGCAGGCCAGGCATCCAGGCCACGTCCGGGCCGGTGCCGTCAGGCATGCCGATGTTGGTCTCCCAGTAGCGCTCGGCCTGCCAGGCGCGGTGCTCCCGGACTTCTCGAAGCACTGCATCGGTTCTCTGAGGGTCGTACACGGTGTCTCCTTCGGTCGGTCGTGCGGTCGGGATCGATCCTACCCTGTTCGGTTGTAGTGCGCTTACTGCCTTGAGTTGTCAGAGGAAGTCGTGGTACTTACTGGCCTCGACGTCGGGCTGCAGGTAGCGCATGAGCGCGGTCTGCACGTCCTCCTTGTCCTGCAACGCCTTCCAGACGACGCGGTCCTCCTTGACAGCCGAGAGCGTGTAGACGAGCACGGCGTTGGTCTGGCCCTGCCGCGCGAGACGGCCGAGAGACTGGCCGTACAGTTCGAGACTCCAAGGGAGAGAAGTGTAGACGAGCGTGTGGCCGCCGTGCTGCAGGTTCAGGCCGTGACCGGCTGACTTCGGGTGCGCGATGAGCGCCTTGACCTTTCCGGCGTTCCACGCCTCGATGACACCAGGCTCGTCGATCGCGCGGGCTCCGGGGATCTCGGCCAGCAGCCGGTCACGCTCGGGGATGAAGTTGTAGAAGATCAGCGTGCCTCGGTGTGCCTGCTCCACGATGTCCTTGGCCGCCATGATCTTCTCGTCGTGCAGCCAGTGCGAGACGCGGAGGTCGTCGTACAGGAAGCCAGCGCTGACCTGTAGCAACTTGTTGCCCAGCACGGCAGAGTTGGCCGCCGTGAGGACGGTGCCGTCGCCCAGGGTCGTGACGAGGTTGGCCTTGAGGTCGTCGTACGCCGTCTTCGCATGGCGCGGAAGGTCAACCTGGACGTCGATGAACGTCGGTGCGGTCTGCGTCTCCAGGAAGTCCTCGGCGCGCATGGAGATGCAGAGGTCGGCCAAGAGAGCGTTGATCGCGTCGATCGCGCCGGGCTTGGGCGTCCACTCGATCGCGATGTTCGTGACCGGCAGGCGCTTGGTGACGTAGAAGTACCGCTCCCGGTAGGCCGTGAGGGTCGTCCCCAGCCGCTTCCCGTTGTCCAGCAGGAAGACCTGCGCCCACAGGTCGAGGTAGCCGTTCGGGGTCGGCGTGCCGGTGAGACCCCAGACGTGATCTGCCCCTCGGGCGATCGGCTTGGTCTTCTTCCAGCGCTCGGTTGTCTTTGTCTTGTACGCCGAGAGTTCATCCAGCACAACGGTCTTGAAGCGGTGGTTCTTCGGCACGTCCCCCACGGTGTCGTGGGTCATGACCGTGACGTCGCCAAGGAACCGAAGGGCAGTGGCGCGCTGCTGCGGCGTTCCTAGGGCTGGGACGACCTGCAGGTCCGGCCGCCACAGTCTGCCCTCGGCAGGCCAGACGTGCCGCGCGACACGCTTGGGCGCGAGGACCAGGGCAGGCAGGTGCTCGGGCGTCAGGGCAGAGAGGACGGTGGCCGTCTTGCCCAACCCCATGTCCAGGAAGAGACCTGCCCCGCGCTCGCCGGTCGAGTGCAGGTGCGAGACGGCCTTCTCCTGGTAGCCGTGGAGCGTGAGACGCACGGTCACTCCCCGTGGCAGGAGCACGGGCACGGGCCGATGATCCCAGCGCAGCACGGTCCCTCACTGTCGATCTGCGGCCTGCGCTTCACGGTGACCGTGGGGTGCTCCACGAGGAGCGCGTTGACGGCCAAGAGGTCCAGGCCGCCCGGAAGGTCCATGTCTGCCAAGGAGACCAGGATGGTCACCTCACCAGTCACGGGGTCGGTCTCGACGTTCACCGGGGCGATCGTGGAGAAGACGATGCGGCTCATGACGGCTCCAGGGATGCGGTGTTGCTGGTCACCTTGGCGAAGTGCTGAAGTGCTTCTTCAGCAAGGTGATCGGGCACGACGATCCTGGCGACCGCCGGACGGCCGGGGGTCGTCGTGATGGTGCCCTCGACCTCCAAGGCGCGCATGGCGTCTTGGAAGCCGAAGTAGTCCTTGGGCTCTCCCTGGATGAATCGCATCACGACACCGTCAGCATCTTGGCGAGACGACGACGCTGGCGCGGGGTCAGCGGCGTGTACGGTGCCTCGGGGTTCAGCGCCTCGAAGATCGCGCGCTCCAGCCGGGCGGCCAGCAGGTCGTCACGGGCGTCGGCGAGCGTCTCAGGCTTGGTCGCCCGGTCGGGACGGCTCAGGGTTGCCAGGCGGGCAGCCGCAGCGCGAACCTTGTCGTCCTCACGGAAGGCAACGGGGGTGGGCATCGGCAGATCTCCTTGTCAGCGAAGGTCTCCGGCCGTGGTCGGCCGGTGCAGGGGGTTGGAGTCCTTGGACTGGGCGCAGTACTTCGCCATGTGCGGCAAGACGTTCTCGCGGATCGGCTCCTCCCAGTCCAGGCCGGTCCAGGTGAGAGTGGCGTAGCAGTCGCCGCACTGGGCCTTGGTGCCAGGACCGGCGTAGTCGCAGCCGGAGCGCGCACCCTCGGGGTGGTGGGTCGTCCAGGGCTGGCGGCAGCGGGCGCAGGTCCCGATGAGCCAGTTCTCGACCGGGAAGATCGGCATCCCGACGGCGCGGGCCGTGTCGGTCTCCAGCCGCGCGCCACGGGAGCGCTCCCAGCCGTCGAGGGTCGCAACGCCGTTGCAGGACAACAGCATCGCGGCGAGGTCGGCACGCAGGAAGCAGTTCCACGAGTGAACGTTGTCCTGGGCACCGGGCTCCGGCGTGCCGAAGCGGCAGACGTCGGGCTCGTCGCAGGCGGCGGGCACGTCGAACGGGTTGATGACGGCGTAGCCCATGTCCCGCAACGTGTCCGCGTTGCTGGCGAACCGGGCGCGCTTCTCCTCGATGGGGCGCGGGTCACTGCTGATGGGGCCGCTGAGGTACAGCGTCGGCTTGAGGGTCATGCTAGGTCTCCTTTGGTGCAGTGGTGCGGTCAGGTGAAGCATACCATGAACGGTGGCAGAAGGCAACTACCGTTCTTAGTACTTGGGGCTTAGAGATCCAGGAAGGGGACGACGGTCGCCGGTTCGGCGCCCTTTGCAAGTGTCCGAACGGCATGCCAGAGGTCGCAGAAGACCAGGGTCTCCATGCCGGAGCCGGGGTGGACGACGATCCAGTCCTCGGTGAACTGGCCCTCCTCGGCCCAGGTGTCGCACTCGGCGTCGTCGCAGTGCAGGGTCACCTTGACGCCCATCAGCGAGTCACGACCTCGGTGACGGCGACGACCAGGATGATCGACGACAGCGCGCCGATGACGGCGGCGAGCAGGATCTGCTTCGTGTTCTTGCTCATGACTTTCCCTTCGTGGAGTGGTCTCCCATGTGACTCATCGGGAGTGTGCAGCGGCGTCCGCTGGCAAGGATGGTGACGCCGCACTTCGGCGGAACGTCAACGGAGACAAGGCGAGCGAGCCCCTGGTCCTGGGCGAACAGCACGCGCGGCACGACGTACGCGAGGATCTCGCGCGTGTGGCAGGTCTCGCAGCCGCAGAACGGCTCGCCGGAGAGCGTCTCGACTGGCTCCGTGTTGTCGATCGAGCCGTGCAGAGAAGCCATGTAGGCGTTGAGACCCTGCTCCATCTCGACGCTGAGGTCGGTCGAGATGTCGATCGTGAACTGCCCGAAGGTCTGGTGCCCCATCAGTTCTCCGAGATGATCAGGTCGGCCGGGGAGTACGTGGCTTCGAAGATGTCGGGCTTGCAGGGGTAGAACTCGCCCTGGACGCCCCGGATGATCCAGTCGCCGGGGTTGGCCAGCATCGGACCTTCGAGCGTGTCGATCGTCAGGCCGAACGGTGCGCGGTCTCCCGTGACGTGGAAGTCCCGGAAGCCGTTGCCCAGCATCCACCCTGCGATCTCGGCGTGCGCGCGGGTGTTGGGGTCGATCGGGTCGTCGGCGCTGGCCGGGAAGACCGACTCGTCGAGACGCCGGGCCTCGACGACGACGGGCTTCTTGACGAACTTCTTGACGCTCATGACGTGGCTCCCTTCTTGGGGGCGGGCACCGCGATCAGGTCGGCGCGTCCGAGCGCGACACGGAGTGACTGGCCCTTGGAGACGACCTTGCCCTTGATCCAGACCTGCCAGAGACCGCTCTTGGTGCGGCAGGCAGTCCCGACCTCGGCGCCGCGCGTACCGGTCAGGTCGAACGCGGGCATGCCCTCGACCCGCTTGGGGGTTGCGATGACCTTCTTCATGACTGCACGTCCAGGTCACCCATGACGAGCGCGATCCGCGACTGCGCCGTCTTCAGCCGGTCCACCGCGTTGTAGAGCCTTGCGGCGTAAGGGCTTCCGAACTCGTAGGGGATGCGGGCCAGCATCGCCTCGGCCTGCAGCGCCTTCTCCGGGCCGGGCTCGTGCCGGACGGGCTCCAGCATCTTCATGAGTTCGTTGACCATCTGCAGCGTCTTCTCGCTCAGCATGGTCACGTCCTCGATGACGTCGCTGAGCCGCTTGACGTCGGACTCAGCCACCATCGTCATCTCACGGGGGTCGCGCAGCATCGCCCGAGGGTCGGTGCTGCCGGTCAGGGACTCGTTCTCGTACATGGTCTCCTCCTTGCTGGTCGGTGGTTCGGAGCGGACCCGCTGGCCCTCTCCCGTGCGACTGCTGTTCCAGGACATCGGCTTACAAGAACTCCTCGGCGTCCGCGATCTCCTGTGCCGCCTGGCGACGGCGACGGCAGTCGTTGCAGGTGCCGTCCTTGCGCCGGTCGATCGAGCCGCAGCGCTTGCAGGGTCCCTTGGGGCGCTTGCGGTACTCGACCATCTGAGCACGGTGGCAGTGGAGGCACTGCCGCACGCCGTTGCTCGGCTGGATGTACTGGTTCGCCGGATCGTTGATGTCGTGCAAGCCCTTCTTGCACATCTTCGGCTCGGGCTTCTCGGTCACTGACTGGTCTCCTTCTCTCAGACGAACTCTGACGGGGCGACGGCTTCGTCGTTGAGGACGATGCCCTTGAAGTACCGGGTGCCCTTGACTCGCACTTCCTTGATGTGGCTCATGCCTTCCAGGGCGCGGTAGAACTGGTTCTTGGTGACGGTGGTCCGCACGTTGTCGAGCAGGCACGCGTCCTGGTACGCCTGCCACGCCTGCGGCTTCTCGATGCGGCCGTCGGGCTCCGGGACGGTGTAGGCGTGCAGCCACTCGCGTACGCTGCCGCCCATCGCGGCGGCGTACTCGTTGCGGTCGTCCAGCATCTCCTGGGAGAGATCGAACCTGCCACGCTCCAGCAGCCGGTCCAGGGCGTCAAGCGCACGGGCCAGGATGCCCTGCAACTCGGCAGGGGCGGTCAGCCGGTCGCCGAGGGTTGGGTCCTCGACGCCGTAGAACGTCCGCTCGAACTCGAAGATCACGAAGCGGTCGGCCAGAGCCTCGCTGTGGTCGTTGGACGTGATGTTCGAGTTGGTCGCAACTACCTGCAGCGCATGGGGAGTGAAGGAGATGAACGCCTTGTTCTTGCGGTCAGCCTGCAGCGGGTCGCCCGAGATCAGTTGCTTCAGAAGGGCAGTCGGCATCTTGCCCGCGTCCTGCTCGCCCGCGCTGTTGAGCAACTTGCCGCGCAACTGCTCCAGCGCGAACCGGCCGGTGCTCGGATTCGTCAGCGTCGAGAAGGAGACGTTGCTCACGTTCTCTTTGCCCACCAAGGCAGAGAGGACCTTCAGCAGCGTTGACTTGCCGTTGCGGCCGGTCGAGCCGTGCAGCAGGACGGCGCGGTGCAGGTGGTTGCGCGGGAACAGCGTGTAGCCGATGACCTCCCACATCACGGGGATCTGATCGGGCCGAAGGACTTCCGCGAGCCACGAGTCGAACAGCGGGCACTCGGCGTCGGGGTCGTACGCGACCGGGATCTGGTTGCGGGAGAAGAACGTCGGGTCGTGCGGCGCGAGCGCACCGAACTCGATGTCGTACATGCCGTTCGCGACGTTGATCAGGTACGGGTCGGGCGTCTCGATCGGCACCTGTGGCAGAGTCGATGTGGCAGAAAGGAACCTGAGCGTCGTGTCCTCGATGCTCGGCTTCCAGTCGTTGCCGAAGATGCGGATCAGCGCCGCGCGCACGAGGTCCACGCCGTCTTCGCGCCAGCAGCCCGCGTAGAAAGTCATGAGGTCCTTGCGATCCGGGGACCCCTGGTACTCGGCGACGGCGAGGTTGAGGAAGCGGGCGAGGTCGGCGGCGAGGATGTTGAACTGGATCGGTCCCCGCGTGCCGTTGTTGTTGAGCGGCCGGTACGTGTTGGGGCTGAAGACGATCCCGGCGTCGTCGAGCCGCTCGGTCAGGGTCAGCCGACGCGGGGTCAGCAGGCTCACGAGGGCCTCAGTCGGCCGGGGAGGCAAGGTGAGGTCGTCGTCGTCGTCGGCGTCGTCGGGCAGCGGGACGTCGGTGAAGTCGTTGGCGACGGTCGGCTTCCCAGGGCCGTCCGTCGTGGCGTAGGCCAGCGCGCGACGCACGACGGTCCTGAACTCCTGCTCCGAGAAGTCGTGGTCGCCAGGCGCACGCTGGACGGCCGCCCACATCGACTCGTAGACGAGGCGCTCGGAGAGGCAGTCGGCCAGGACGAAGCGGTAGAGGGTCGGGAGCCGGGAGATCAGCGCGACGTTGCGGCCGTCGAGGCGTGAGCCGGTCGCCTTGTCCTTGAGGTTGGAGACCTCCCACTCGTACTTCCGCAGGATCGAGACTGCCTTGTCCTTCTGGGTCGGGGTCGGCGGGGCGTCGTCGGTCTCCAGCGCGAGCGAGAAACGGGCGGTCTCGTCGTCGTCGGCGTCGTGCAGCCAGTGATCGGGGTCAAGGAGAACGCCGTCGTGGACGCCGCTCTCGTAGAACCGGGGGTCGGAAGTCGATGCGAGCCACGAGAACTGCGCGGGCTGGGTGCTGGTCGTCAGGTCGAAGGAAGCCGCGCCGAGGAACCGAACGAGCGCACGGGAAACCTTGACGTACTCGGCCGGGGTGACCTCGCGCGAGAAGGGGATGTGGACCCGGTAGCGCGGGTCGGCCGGGGAGTGCCGCCAGGTCGTGTGCCAGGCGAAGCGCACGTCGGGGAGCGCGTCCAGAAGCCGCTCGGGGAGATCGAGATCGGCGGAGTCGGCGTCGAGCGTCGCGACGTAGCGGGCGAGCACGTCGTCGTTGGTCCTGCTGGTGTTTCGGAGGGCGGCCGGGAGCAGGCCGCCGCACTCCTTGTGGTCGCTGGGATCCTGGAGCCGGATCGCCCGGAGGTAGCCGGGCCAGTCCGTCTGCTGCTGCTTCCAGGTGCGGCTGTCGGCGCGCGGAGCCACGGAGACGATGATCGGCGGTTCAACTGGAGACACTGGTCGAGACTCCTTCTCTGGGTTGGTCTTTCAGTCTTCGGTCGTTCTTCGTTGGTGAGGCTGGTGTCGGTGGAGGACCGGCGCTGGTGTCGGAGCACCAACGCCGGTCCCGACCGAAGGGACCAACCCACCACAGACCGGACCCGGCCGGTGGTGCTGACCGGTGGTCTGCCGTCGCCCTCCGTCGAGCGCGACGGGGGAGAGTCTACCACGTCTCGGCCGCGAGCGCTTAGAGCCTGGTCTTCGGCGCGTCGGCGGAGAAAGCGAAGGGGTGCAAGGGGTGCCGTTGGGTTGCCGTTGGGGGTTGCCGTTTCGGGGTGCGACGGGGCGGCACGGCGGCAGCAGGGGGAGAAGGGGGTTGCCGGGGGTGCGTCTAGGTGCCGCTGGCTCGGCACCCCACTGGGAGCACGGTTGTTGTGCTCTGGGTTGCCAGGTTGCCTCTTCTTCTTAGGTGAGAGAGAGAACAGAAGAAGAAGAAGGGAAAGTGGAGAAAAAGAGAAGGGATGGAAGGAGAGGGAGGAAAGTAGGAAGTGGTGGCAACCGCCACCCCCGAAAGAGAAAGAGAGCCGACAGCCCACGGGCCGGGTGGCAGAGAAGGCAGGCAGTTGGCCGGTGCGGCGAGTTGCAGTTCGGCGGAAGATGAGGTAGGTTGGGGAGCGACTCGGTGAGCACGGCGAAGGAAGTGGAACAGGGAGAACGGGACACAACAGCCCCCTGCTGCACGCCTCGCCCGCCACGCGAGGGAACCGATGCACCGCAAGAGAAAGCGACGACGGCGAAACCGCAAGGGACACAAGGGGAACCGGGCACCGCCGGAACCCCAAGACACGGAAGGAGAACCGGCGATGCCCGCTTCCCTTGAGGCGCAAGCGGTTGCCCGCGAGCGTGAGGCGCTGTGCCTCCGCGAGCGGCTGACCGGGAAGTCCTTGGAGCAGATCGGAAAGGAGCAGGGCTGGAGCAACCCGCACCGGATCTTCGAGCGGGCGATCAAGCGTCCCGAGAACCGCTTGCTGGCCAACGAGGTCTCGGTGTACCTGGAGTCGATGCGGCTCGACGCGCTGAACTCCGCGATCTGGCCGCGCGCGATGAACGGCGACCCGCGAGCGATCGAGGTCGCGCTGAAGTTGCTGGAGCGCCGAAGCCGCATGCTGGGCTTGGACTTTCAGGACAAGATGTCCGCGCGGATGGTGGACCTGGAGGCCGCCAAGGTGGACCTGATCTCCCGCGCTTTGCTTGGGGCGCTTGAAGACGCGCGGCTGCAGGGTGCGGCGGCGCAGGCCGTCACGGCGGCGTTCTTCAGCCGTCTCCGCGAGGCCGAGGCAATCACAGCGACCGCCGAGCGGCTCGACGGGGACGATGACGACGACCACGCCGTCCTGGCGGCCGAGTTCGAGGACCTCCTGTGACCGGCCGCCCGCTTGCCTTGTCGCTGTTGGGCTCTGCCGCCCTGGTCGTCGGCGGCTCTGCCGTGGCGGTGCTCTGCTTCCGTGCTCTCGTGCGGCGGCCGTCGTGAGTCTGTGGGTCGGGCTCTGGTCGCGAGAGGCCAACGGGCACAAGGGAAACCGGGCCGCGGCAGAGAAAGCCAAGGCAGAGAAGGGAAGCCGCGACCGCGTCGAAGAAGCCAAGGCGGGGAAGAAGATCCGCCGAGCGACCGGCGACGACGGCACCAGCGCGGCACGAGAGCGGCCCGAGAGGGACCACAACGGGACAGGGCAGCCGGACGGGACACGGGCACCGGCCCAGGGCCAGAGCGGGGCAGAGTGGCCGCCGGTCGTGTTCTGCCGCCTCTGCCTGTGCGGGCTGCTCGTCGCCGGTCGGCCGCCGGGCGCGGAGGCCAACGGGCACAAGGAGAACCGGGCCGCGGCAGAGAAGACCAACGGACACAAGGAGAACCGCGACACCGCGAGCGCCGCGACCGCGACCGGCCGAACCGCCAAGGAGCACAAGGGAAAGCAGGCACGCGCCGAGGAACCGAAGG